ACCTACTCGTCGCCGGCGCCGCGCTCGCCGGTCTCGCGTTCTCGTTCGAAGCCGGTCGCTACCGGGGACACCGCGAAGGGATCGCGTACGCGGAGACGAAGACGGCGATGGTCGACGAAGCCCTCGCGACGCTCGAGCTGGCTCGCATCAGCACCGAGGAGTGTCACGAGCTGGCGCAGTATCTCAAGGCAGCACCACGCATCCCGCGGCGGAGCGTTGTCCGGCAGCTGAACCTTGCGAAGCGCGCGCTCACAGAGCCCTGCAAGAACTGCGGCGGCGAGTAGCTAGAGCGTGATTCCGGCGGCGACCAGGCGAGCGTCGACCTCGCTCGCCGGCCACAGGTTCCAGTCGGTCGGGAGAGTAGCGAGCGCGCTCGCCGCCAACACCTTGACCGGCAGGAACGCCCCCGGGCAAACCTTGTTCGCGTCCGCACTCGCACCGGCGAGGTCGGTGTGGCCGGCGGTGATGAGCCCACGCTGAATCGGGATGAGCAGCGCGACGAGCTTCACGAGCTTCGCGTACATGCCCGCCGGCGGGGTGTACTTTCGGAAGTCCCCGACTGCGGCGACGCCGATGCCTCGCCAGTTGAACCCGACCGCGTGAGCGCCGCGCACCGAGAGCGGAAGCAGTTGCTCGAGCGTCCACAGCTCGGGGTCGGCGCGGAGCAGGAAGTGGTAGGGGATCGCGCCTCCGGTGCCGAGCCCGACGTTGTTGAAGCGCAGCGCGAGCGCGGGCCCGTCGAGCAGCTCGTTAGGTACCGGGTTCGGGTTCGCGACCGGGTCGAGGTGGTCGAGGTCGGTGCGGTGAATCACGAGGTGGGAGAGTGCCGGACGCGGGAGCACGTGCACGTTGCGCTTGTTGACCGTGCGGCATTCGGCGATGCGGTTCCACACGAACGGCACAGGCTTCGACGGCAGGTCGGCGGTCGTGTTCGTGATGACCATCACTTCACCTTGAGCTTGGCTGCGATCGCATTCGAGATCCCGGCGATCTCGCCGAGGCTCGCCGACACCTCGCGCATGTGGTGTGCCTGGCGCGAGAGCTGGTGTTGCACCTCCTCCTGCCCGGTCGTCTCGCCCCTCGAGCGACGCTGTTCGTAGAGCGCCTCCTCGAGCTGGTCGCGGTCGATCGCCCCCATCTCGATCAGGATCTCGCCGAGCGGGGGCGCCGCCATGAGTTGCCTCTCGATCGCTGCCTTGACCTGCTCGGGGGTCACGAACCCGCGGCGGATGAGAATGTTGCCGAGCGATGTCTGGTCTGCGGATGCCTCTTCGACTTCTTTGTGCTTCGACCCACGCCACAGCATCGACGCCTCCCGGTCAGAGCTTCGATGACAGGCTATTGAGTGCATCCTTCAGGCCGCCGATCGCTTCCTTCATCGCGGTAATGGCTTGGACATTTTGAACGGAGACGTCAAGGATCTGTTTGTGCAGCTGCCCGATGTACTGGTCTTTTCGGTAGTAGGCGATCGCCAGTGCTCCGAGCAGAGCGTAGGGCCCGCCCGACATGAGAACGCTCACGAGCTTTTCGAATGCCGCTGCCAGGTCGGTCGCCATTGGTACCTCTCGAGCTATTGTGCTTCGACCCCCGTCAGATGTCGAGAGGCTTGTTCGGGTCGGGGGTCGACTGCGGCACGAGCACGCGCCCGAGCACCAGCCCGATCGCGAGTGGCCACGCCGGCGGCACGACGATCGGCACCATGAGCCCGACGATGAGCGCGCCGAGCAGGAGCCCGGCGCCGATGAGCACGCGCAGCCAGCCCGGTCCCCACGTCCGGCCAGGCCAGAACAGGTGCGTCATCAGGCCGCCCAAGAAGAGCGGGATGACCGGGTGATGGTAGGCGAGCGAGAGGAGCAGGTTGCTGATCGTGCCCCTCGAGCCGGCGAAGCTCACGGCGATGAAGTCCCACACGATGAGCCCGCCGGTCGCGCCCGCGACCACGATGCCGGTGCGTTGACGCCAGGTCATCAGCTACTCGCCACGATGCCGGCGCCCTCGAGCGCCGACAAGATCAGGTTGATCGCCGCGCGTGCCTCGGCGTCGGCGGTCGCGCCGCCGGTCGGGTCGGGTATATGGGCCGGCTGAGTCGACGGCACCACGCCGCCGAATGCCGCGAACCCCGCGCTCACTTGAAGAGCCTTCTTCTGAGTCGATGACCCACCCACGAGCCCGACCGTCACGGTGTCGTCAGCGGTCGTCGCCGACTCGGTTCCGATCGCGACCGCCCGCGCGTGTCCGGCTACCGCACTCTTGCCGAGCGCAATCGCGCCTACCTGATTTGCGTTCGCGCCCCAGCCGACTGCCGTCGCCAGGCCAGAAGCCGCCGTCGCGGCAGCGCCCGAGCCGACTGCCGTGGACCCTTCCCCGGTCGCCTGCGCTCCGGACCCTATCGCTGTTGCATCATCGGCCGTGCCCGTGTTCGCGGCGGTCCCGGCTTCGCCACCGTAGCGTTCGCTACGCGCGCCGGTGCCGGGAGAGCCAGGCACCTCTTTGAAGATCGCGTTGCCGAAGAGTTTGGCTGCCATGTTACAGCGCCCCTTGTGAGTCGAGCATCACGACGATGTCGCCCGCGACGATGTCCTGCCGCAGCTTGGCGGTTGCCAGTTCGCTCACGAGCCGGTGCGCCGCCTCATAGTCGTTATAGTGACCGGCGACGTTCTCGTCGAGCATGTCGATCTCAGCGCCCGGCGCCACGACCGTGCCGCCCATCTCGACGACCGCGTAGGGCGAGCCCGTCGCGTTCTTGATCTTGATCGACCCGTTTCTCAGCGGCAACCCCTGCATGACTGTCTCCTTTCAGAAGCGACTGATGCGCGAGCCCGTTGCGAGATTGAGCGCGTAGGTGCCCGAAGACGCGAGCGCTGCCCACGTCACGTCGGTCACACCATCGACCGTGACCTCACCAGCCGCGCCTGTGATCGTGGGAGTGAAACTGATCTTGATCGCGTTGGCGACCTCGTGCGCGTACAGCCCCCAGCCCGCGTTGCCCGTACCGACGAGCGAGCTTTCGATGTAGAGCTGCGACATGAACAAGGAGAAGCACCCGACTGTGCAGTTCTTGATCTCGGTGTCCCGCAGTCCGATGGTCGCCGCCTGGCACCCGATGCCGGTAGAAGCGCCGTCGATGATCGTGTTGAAGAACTTCATCCCGGAAGGACACGCGAGAACCCGCAAACCCGTGCCCGTCCCGCGCGAGTACACGCCGAAGATCGCGCCGCCTCCGGCACAGTTCTGAAAGTCGACACCGACCGACGCACACTGAGCCAACAGCCCGCGCGTCGAGAGGTCGGCTTGGTTGAATATGTTGTAGAGCGCAATTCCGAACGACGGGCCGACCGCCCCCACGTCGCGCCAGGAAACCGAGAACGAGCTTTGCTCATAGAGCCCGACCGTGGCGGCACCCCTGGCGAGCACACGAATCATAAAGACGCGCACGTTGTTGTTGCCGTAGTAGCGGTACGTCCCTGCCGCGATCTTCAGGTCACGGAGGAACATGTTGCCCAGGTTGCGGAGAAGATGCACGCCGTAGGGAATCCCGGGGAACAGAGCGAGCGCCTTCGGGCTCGCCGAGGTGATGACGGTCCCCGAATCCTCGATCGTGTAGACCGAGCCCGCGCCGAAAGATGTCGAGACATCGGCAACCGTGAGGGCTGTCGCCGTGTTGGCCGCGATCAGCTTGATCTGTCCTGCCCCCGGTCCCGACGCGATGTTGACGTAGCGTCCGACGAGGTCGTCGGGGGTCCAGGTCGCCCCCGCGTCGACAAGCGTGCGCGTCGTTCCGCCGGTAGCTGTCCCGGTCGGCGAGCCGGTCGCGAGGGTTGACGTGATTCGCGTGCCGGCGATCTGAAGCCCGGCCGAAGCCAGCATGCCCTCGACCATGAAGCCGGCGAAGTTACCGACGCCGATGTTGATGAGAGCGTTCGCCGTCGTGGCGCCGCCGTATCGGATGACCGGCGCGAGCGCGTCAATCGCCGCTTGAATGGTCAGGAACGGAAACGCCGAGTAGTCGCCTCGGGTGATGCGCGCCGGCCGGTTGGCCGAGGGCGTGTCGCTACCGGTCGTACTGACGGCGAGCACGATGTTGCCTTGCGATTCCAGACCACCGAAGCGAAGTTGTGCCATGACCTACCGCCTATTGATCCGCGACCCGGTCGCTTCGTCGATTGCGTAGTCGCCGACGTTTGCCAGTTCGGCCCACGTCACCGCGCCGACTCCGTCCACCGTCGCATCGCCGAGCGTGCCCGTGAGCGTAGGTGTGAAACCAGCGAGGCTCACGACATTCGAGCCGCCATCTAGGCGGAGGCCAAACCCTGCGTTACCAACACCCACAAGTGAACCGCCCATTGTTATCCGGCAATTGTCGAGAGTGAATGTCCTGACAGTCGTGTTGTTGATCGCTAATTCGAAGCATTCTCCCGTCGATCCGTACCCGGCGACTCCGATCTGGCATCCGTCAAGTAGCAAGCCGTAGATCCCAACATCGGCGACGCCGTACACATATAGGCCACTCACGCCACCGGTTGCCGAACAGTCAAGAACGTAAAACCAACCCACACCACGAAATCCGGAGAAGGGATAATCACAATTTACGACCCCACAAAAATAGGATTGAAATAAAGGGCAGACTTGAGCTTGAAAACCAACAGCGCAATCCATTGCGAAGCAGTACCCGTATGAAGCTGAAAGCGTCTGACCAGCAATGAAGGCGTAACCTGAACCAGTACCTACCGCCACGCATCTTTCGTAAAATATTAGGCCGCTGTCCAACACACCGAACGCAGCGACCGCACCAGATATCACCGCCTTTAGGTCTTTCAGATACACGGACGAAGTTTCTGCGATGCTAACGTAATCGAACCGGCCAGTCGGTTTTGTATTGACGATCGTTGCTACATCTTCGATCGTGAACACCGATGTAGCGTCGAACGCGGGTGTGGGATACGAGGCGAACGTAATGGTGTCCGTCGTGTTGCTCATCACCGGCAAAATCTGACCCGCGCCGGAGCCCGCAGTCACACTGACGAATCGGCCACGAAGATCGTTGACCGTCCAACCTGCACCAGTCAGGGTCAGCGATCTCGCGCCGCCACTCGTCGCCGTTCCTGAGTTTGGTCCGGTGGCTGGTGTGGCAAGCTGTCGAGTACCAGCAATAGTCAAATCGTAATTCAAACCAAAGACCGCGAAACCAGGAAAGGTTCCAGCCCCCACGTTGATCGTGGCTGTGAGGTCTGGGGCAGCGTAAGTCAGCCCCGTGCGACTTAGCAGCGGCAGCGCGTCGATGGCGGCTTGAATTGTGGCGAACGGCTTGGCCGAGTAGTCACCTTGAACGATGCGCGCCGGACGAGTCGGATCAACGTCGAGCCCGGTCGTCGCGACGGCGAGCGTGATGTTGCCCTGCGACTCTAGCCCGAGGATCTGCGATGCGGGCAACCCTGGCAGCGGCAGCGCGGGAGGAAACGCGATGTTGCCGAGGAAGCTCTGAGTATCGCGCATCGAATGGGCCATTGGCTACCTCACATCCCTGGACGTGTGCCAGGACGGCCACCGCGATTCGGCAACGGAGGCTCCATACGCGGAGGTGGAGCCAGCCGCTCAGGCAAGCCGGTAGCGTTGCCGAGGTTGCACTCGACGAACGTGAACGCGGGATTGAACGTGCAGTTCGTGAACGCCGACTCGGCGAAGTTGCAGCTCTTCGCCGTGCCGTTGAACGTGCAGCCGGTGAAGTCGGTCTGCGCGTGCATCGCCCACACGAGATCGCCGTCGTTGTAGGTCACGTTTGAGACTGCGTTGCGCGGCATCGGCATGGTGTTCTCCTAGTAGAGTTGCGGTCGGATGTTCGTTCTCACGCCTTCGTGACGCCGAGTCCGTACCCATAATCGTAGTCGCCGCCATACGGCCCGATCAAATCAGCGATCGACATCCACACGGTTCCAGCCGGACCCCGAATAGCAATCGCCTTGGTGGGGTCTATCGTGTCAGCCCACGTTCCTTGCAATCGACACCGACCGAAGCCGTTCAGGTCCACCCACTTGCCCGGGGTTTTTCCGTCTAGGGCTTTGCCTCCTGCCAACAACATCGCATCGGTGTAGTTCAGGAACCAAACCGTGCCCTCCCAACCTCCCCCCATCATGTTGATCATTTGGTACAGGCCGCCGCGATCGACGGCCCAGCTCCGATAGTGCAGGAAGAAGATGTCGTTGGAGTTGCGCGCGTTGACCGCGTTCCAGTTGAATGCCAGACATTGTCGGCCCTCGACAAGTCGCAGAGAATTGAGCAACGAAACACCGTCGAACTCCACGACGCTGTCGTAAGCGTAGAACACACTGTAGCCGTTTTCGATGAAGCAGTTGTAGACGTAGGTGATCGCCCCGGGACTGCTCGCGTAGCCAGCCGCGCCTCCCGAGTTGGCACACCTGAAGTGACAGTTTCCGAATTGCAGCGTGCTCGGGTTGAGCTGATAGAAGAAGCTCCACGAGCCTCCGGGGTCTTTGTCGAACATCACCGAGTCGACATAGAGCGACCCCGACAAGATCGAGATCGTGCCGCCGCCCAAGAACCGCACTGAGGGCTTGAGGATTTTCGCCACGGTCCCGACCGACCCCGGACCCCACGGGTTCGCGGAGGGAATCCCGATCGTCAGGTCGTGCGTGCCGTTGGCCAAGATCGGAGCCCGTGACGGGTAGTCGGGATAGCCGGGCCACGGCACCTCGACCCAATAGCCCGCCCATTCATCGACCGTCCACGCCGGATTGCCGGCCGGCTGGTGAACGTGGCAATCGTCCCCCGAGTAGCTGTCGACCGTGAACGTCGCAGTCGGGGCGCCCCATGCCCCCACGAAATTGACGCTCCCGGCGAAGTCTGCCTCGAGACCAGTCGAAGGTATCGTGTAGTCGCCGGCAGCAAACTGAACGGTCACGTATCCGTTGGCACCGACGAGCGAGATCGGCAAGCGCTTGAGCACCTCCGCCAGCGTCTTCAGCGGTGTGGTCGTGCCGGGGTTCCAGGGGCTGTCGTCGCCGAGCGCCGCGTCGACGAGGATCGTTGCCGCCGGCCAGACCGCGCCTTCAGTCTGCGTCGTTGCCGTGAACGGACCGATCTTGACCGCGCGTCCGAACGTCTGCTCGAGGTGGTGATATGCCATCGTTGCCTCACACCGACGCGATCCACGCGCCGAACCCGTAGTCGAACTCGCGACCGTAGAGCGCCGCCAGGTCAGCCGCCGAGAACTGCACGGCGGGGTAGCCGTACCACACCCACGGGTTCATTTGAATCGTCGCGACCGAAGCCTCTTGCGTCCAGCTCTCGAGGAACACGCGACAGCCCGGGTTGATGCCGAACCAGTATTTCGGCGCGTGCCCCGGGATCTGTGTCGGGTAGCCGCCGTATGCGTGAATGGTCGCCGACTGTTGCCCGGCGTGAAAGAACATGTAATCGGTGTTGATGCAGTAGATCGCGTCGCCGTAGATGTACCAGACCTCGCCGCCGCGGTCGCTCCAATAGAGGTAGCTCACGTTGCGAAGCACGAGACTCTGACGGATGTCGGTCGTGGTGTGAAACCGCGTCTCGATGACGAACCCGCAGTTCGCAGCGGTGATGGTCTGAAAAAATAGCGACCCGCCGTAGGGGACGATCGCCGACTGAAGATTCAGGAACATGCAGTTGTCGAAGCGAACGGTTGCGCCGGGCTCCTCGACGTACATCATCTTGGCGGCGCCGTCGCCTTTGAAGAGGCAGTTGGTGAAGGATGTCGCGCTCGCGTACACGTCGAACATGTACGGCAGCGCGTTCACCGACGTGTCGAAGATGACTCGCACGAACCCCGACGCAAAGCGCGCGCCGTTCGTCCCTTGAAGGAGGAAGGTGGCCGGACCGACGATGCGCGACGTCATCTCGGCGATCGTCACTGACGTGCCGATCGGGATGTACGTCGGAGCGCCCGTTCCCCAGTTCACAGTCAAACTGTGCGTGGTGTTGGCGATGATGAAATACTCGTACGTGTATACGCCCCACGGTGGACCGTAGTCGATCGACACCCGAAGCACACGACCGACGTGCTCATCGACCACCCATGCCGGATTGCCCGGAGCCTGGTGCACGACCATGTCGCCGTCCGAGTAGCTGTCGATCGCGAACGTGTGGAGGTCGGAGGCTTCGCCGTAGAAAAACACGTTCGACAGGTCAATCGGTAGCCATTCGCCCGCGGCTCCGAAAGAGTGTGCTCCACCCTTCAAAAGCACACGCACGACCGGAGCGGTCGCCACATCGGCCACACCCGCGGTAGCTTGGTGATCTGCCACCGGCAGTCGCGCGAACAGCGCGTCGAGTGTCTTGAGCGGCGTCGTCTTGCCGTCGTTCCACTCGGAGTCGTCGCCGAGCACCGGGTCGACCGTGATCTGATACGGCCCCGTCTCGCGCCGCACGACGTGCGGGTTCGGGATGCGCTGCCAGGTCGACGCGCGTCGGAACCAGAAGTTGCCTTTGTCAGCCGCGTAGGCGAGCGTGCCGGCCGGATCGGCGGTCGCGAGCAGCACCGACTCGTCCGCGTAGATCTTCGTCCCGCCGCCACCCCCGCCACCGAACGCGACCTCGGTCCAGTTGGCGTTCAGCAACCCGCCGACGAGCGTCCAGACCTTGCCGTCGCTCCGCGTGTAGACCCACATGCCGAGCTTGCGCCGCTCGGACGGGACGGCATCGCGCTCGGTGTGGTCGGCGACCGTGCGGAAGCCGCCCAAGAACTCGGCGTCTTCGACGATCGGGAAGGGTTGCGCGTTCTTCGGTTTGATGATGTCGATGACAGTGACGGGCATGGTCACACCACCTGAACGGTCGTCGTGCCGAGGTTCGCGTTCGCGCTTCGCCAGAGGTCATAGTTCTGCGTGACGCCGTGCGCGTTCGTCACCGCGACCGTGCCGATGAAGTTGAAGCCGCCTTCGAACGTGCCGACGAAGAACGTCGGGGTGCCGTAGCTCGTCGGCGCCGCGTAGTAGATGTACTGTCCGGAGCCGGGCGACACGGTGAACGTGATGTTGCGACTTGCCGAGAGCGTCTGTCCGGCGAGCGCTTTGATGAACGTCTCGTCCGACCCGCCGGCGACGCCGACCCCGTAGTAGAGCCGGGGTCGCCAGGTCGTCGACACCGATCGCGTGCCGTTCTCGAGACCGAGCGCGGCCGACAGCGTCCAGGTCACGCCCGAGTTGTTGCCCGTGCGCGTGTAGCCATGCAGGTACGTGAACGCGGTCGGGGTCAAGCTCACGTCGAGCACCGGGTTGCCGGCGTTGTCGACGACCGATGCCGACGACGGGGCTTGCGAGTAGGTCGCCGTGAACGCCGGGTTCGTGAGGGTCTGCCCGACCTCGAGCACGCCGGCCGGGCCGCCGAAGCTGTTGATGCCAAACCCGGGGAGGATGTAGCTCTGCCGGATCGGGCGGAACGCCGGCACGCCGCCGACCTCGATCAGCGCATAGCCGTCGTTACCGGTGACCGGGGGGAGACCGCTGCCGCCGCCGGCGTTGCCGAGCTTGCAGAGCGTGACCAGCTCGAGCTTGCTCGAGGTCGGCTTGAGGATGATGCGGCTCATGGTGCCACCGGTGCGCGGATGTCGAAGATGAAGACGTCGCTCGTTTGTTGGAACGGGCCGGGCTTCGTGATCTCGATCTCACCCGACCACACGCCGGCGACGAGATCGCTCTCGTCCCAGTCGATCTGCGCGATGCCGTTCAGGGGGTCGGTCAGAAGCGCGATCTTCTCGAGCGGGGTCGGGTAGCCGATATGCAGCTCGATGATCCAGCCGGTGATGTCCGTGCCGCTGAAGTCGAGGATGAGCGGCTCGGTGTCGCCGGCGACCAGCTCGAGCGTCGGAGGCGGCGGGCGCTCCGGCACCGGGGCGACGCTCTGCAAGAGCTGAAGCGGCGACGTCGGGATGACTGCGTCTCGCGAGCCGTCCTTCGTGAGCCACACGTCCCACGCGTACATGCCTGCGAGCCAGTCGTGTGTGTCTCCGGGCTCGAGCAGGAACACGCCGATGCCGGCGACGACGCTCGCCTTCTTGGTGACGCGTGGCCAGCTGTCGTGCCAGAGCTTCGGGTTCTTCTTGATCGTGAGGAGCAGCTCGGTCCCGGCACCCGTCAGGTCGACGAGGCTGCCGCCCGGCGTGACCACGCTCACCCGAAGGGTCACGTCCGAACCTTGCGGGATGCGCAAGGTCTGCCGCGGATCGGCCGGCACGAGCCCGCGCCGTGGCGTCCCATCCTCGAGCACCGCTGTGAGCGAGATCTGCATGGTCTACCCCACAAGCTCGATCAGCACGACCGACCCGTAGCGCACCGACGCCGAGGTCGCGCCGTTCAGGCGACCTTGAAGCTCGTAGGTCTTGTCCCCCGTGCCCGGCACCTGATCGGTCTGGAACTTGCTCGTCTTCCACTTGGCACTCGCAGCGAGGTCGTACGGGCCGCCGAGCACGCGCATGTTGTCGTTGGCGTCGATCTCGACGAGCCGGAGCTGCGCTTGCGTGCCGACTGCCTTGTGTTCGAACTGCACGATGCCGAACGCTTTGGTGAGGTTGGGGATGTAGAACTGCGCATTCACCGACACGCCGCCGATAGGATCCCACTCGGCGTCGAGCAGGATGTCCTTCTTCGTCGCGACCAGGCTGGTCGCGATGCGCGGGTACGGGACCGGATCGGGCGGGACGGGAGCGGCCACCTCCTCGATGGTCGCGGTGCCGGCCGCCACCTCGGCGAGCACGTCCTGATACCTGAAGTTGTCGTCTACTTCAGGAATCCACTGAGTCGTGTCAGGGTCCTGTAGCATCGGAGGCGTGCGGTAGCTGTGACGCTTGTAGATCTTCATGCCAGCCTCCTAGTATTCCGCGCTCGCTTCCCAGAAGAACCGTACCGTCCAGGGAGCGGTGGGACTGACCACGATGCCCGTGTTGTTCGCCACGTCGAATCCCATGTCGTTCGACCTCGCGATCGAGGTGACGCGCGCCGTGCCGGTCACGTCAATGGAGCCGAGCACGAAGGCGGGCGTCTGCACGGTCACGTTCGGCGCCGTGCCTCTCATGCGCGTGCGGAAGCGTACCTGTGCGATCGCCCAGTCGCCCCCGTTCGCCACTGTGATGTTCCCAATACCGGAGTTGTAGGGCCAGTTCGACCCGCCGTTGCTCCACGTCGTTTGAAAGAACCGCTCGGCGTTGACGATCTCGCCACCGACACTCCCGTGTCGCATTTGCCATGCTGGCGCTACGGCTCCCGCGACCAACATGACGCGACGGATGTAGCCGTAGGCCACAGCGCTAGTAGCGGCGAATGTGAAGGAGAACTGAACCGATACGGCTGTCACACCCGCGCGCAGTGCCGGGACCGTCAGGGAGTAGGTGGCGTACGCGGAGACAGGCGGGAAAACAAAGGTGGCCGCCGCATCGACTTGATTGCCTGTCGCGTAGTCGGGGGTAGCGGTTCCCGGACCCACGGTGGTAGTCGACACCACGCGCGCCGTTATCGACGTCGGGCTGCCGGCCGTGTTTCGCTTTGCCTGGAACGTGAGGATCAAGGGTTTCCCGGAACAGCCTTGAGGCACACCGTCTTCGCGACACAGTTCTTGTGTGATCCAAATTGTATCGGGCGCGGCGGTCGGGCAAACGACGAAAATCTCCCCGAGGTCCGGGTCGGTGTAGGTGCCCGCGGTATTAACACCCGCCCCGGTATCGGCACCGTTCGTGCGCCACAGCCCCCAACGGTCCACTCGCGGGAACCCGCGAACGGTCGGGATGACGATCGGCTCGATGCCAACGTGTTGCTTCAACAAGAAGGCTGAGTTGTCCACCTTGTTCGACAATAAGCGCGTGTTCTCGGCCAGGGTGTCGACGTAGTTCTTCGTCGCCGCATCCTGCGCTGCCGCCGGATCGAGCAGGTCGTTGATCCGGTGACTCACCATGTCGATGACCTGCGCGGTCATGCGCAGCGTGCCGTCCGCGGCGACGCGGAGCAGCACCGCGCCAGTCTCGTCCTGAACCTGAACTTGATCCGCCGTCGAGCCGGCGTTGAATCGCTTGGTGATGAGCGGCGGGGTCGACGTGCTGTTCGCTTGAAAGATCCCGTTCTGGATCTTCTTGCTGAGCATGTCGAGGTCACCCGTCGACAAGAACGACGCGAGCGCGGTGCCGGCTTCGTCCTGAGCCTGAAACAGATCCGCAGTCGCCCCGGCGCTGAAACGTCGAGCGAACAGAGGGACCGTCGTCGCGTCTTGCGCTTGGAATATGGCTCGCTGAACCTTCTTACTGGTCATGTCCAGGTTGCCGAGACTCGTGAAGCGGGCGAGTACAACGCTCGTCTCGGTGTGCACCTGAAAGATGTCTTGCGATGACGCAAAGAACCTCTGAGCCACAAGCGCGACCGTCGACAGATCGCCAGCGCGGAACGTGTAAGGCACGCCGAGTTTGCCGCCGGGTGTCGCATTCAACCCGTCGATGCGGTGCGCGTTCAGCATGCCGCTCGAGGGCGCACCGTAGAGCATGTACGCGCGATCGATCGGGGTGATGTCGGCGCCGCCGACCCCGTCGAACCAGAAGTCCCGGAGACCGCCGCTCACCGACATGATGCTGCCGACCTGCCGGCGGAAGGTGCCGGGGGTCGTCGAGATCGTCGCGGTGTCGCTCACGTAGATAGGATCGCCGACCGCTCCGGTGCCGAGCGTCATGTTCGCGAGCCGGCCGATGTAGCGCACTTTCGTGAGCGCCCCAGCGGAGACCGACGCGTTGCCCGCTACATCACCCTCGACGACACAGAGCAGCTCGTCCAGGTTGCCGAGCGTCGACGCCGGCGCCTTGACGAATCCCGGCACCGTCTCTTGACCAGGCAACCCGGCTTTGATGACCTGACCGCTGGTCACGCGCACGACGTCGCCGCGCGTGAGTGTGCTGCCGGACGTGTTGGCGCCGACGATGATGCCGGGATCCGAGAGCAGCGCGTCGATGCGCTGGTACAAGGAACCTACCGCGGTCGCCCACCCGCGCATCGTATCGCTCTCGTTAGTCTCGCCGGCGGCCGGGATGCGCTCGAGCGTCTTGACCTGGCGCACTGCCACGATCGCGCGGTTGATCTGCTCGTCAGGCAGGCCGAAGTTGACGATCAGCTGAAGCAGGTACGACCCTTCCTTCTTCGGGGTGAAGGTCGGGTTCTCGATGTTGGTAGCGCTCAGCGCATCAGTCGTGCCGAGCGGCTGGTCGAGGATCGACCAGAGGTAGGTCGTCTCGCCGCCGAGATCTTGGTTGCTCAGCTGTACGAGCGTGTTGATCGGCAGGTTGTCGTTGCTGCCGGGGGTGCCGTTTACTTCGATGCGCGCCTGCGTGGCCATGCGTCACCCCTATCCGTTCAGCGAGACAAGCGCGTGAGCGAAACCGTCGTTCGCACCAGGGTACATGAAGAACAGCGAGATCTTGACCGCCAGTTGTCCAATCGCGACCTTGACCGGCGGGCTCGCGTTCACACCACCGAGCGCTGCCTGCATGGGAGCGTCGATCGTTACGATGGCAGGCATGGTCGGTAGCCCCAATCCCGACGACAGGTAGACGATCGGGATGCCGGTAGGGACGCCCGAAATGATGTAGAGGTCGCCGATTATGCTCGTCAGCGGGTTGTACGCCGTCCACACGGCCGACGCGATGACGCCCGGAGGAGCGTTCAGTGAGTCCAAAATCAGTGAAAGGAAGCCGGGCTGCGGTGTCCTGATTCGCGCCGCGATCTGGCACATGCCTGCCGGGTGGAGCATCGGCCGCCAGTGCACGATCTTGCTGTCGTCGACGGAGGTGACGCCGCCGCCGACCTGGATCTCGGCGAGCTTGAAGTAACCCGGGGTCGTGCCCGGAACGGAAGGAGACGCCGCCGGCACGCCGGTTTTGAGCGAGAGCGCCGCCGTCGAGTTGGCCGGCGCCGCGACCGTGCCGTAGCTGCCATCGAAGTCCCAGCTCAGCGTCTTGTTGACGAGGTTCGGTTCGAACACGCCGGTCGACGGATTGAGAACGTCGCGGCTGGTCGGGTCGGTCACGACCCGGTTGACCCGGACCTCTAGGATGTCGATGCGGCTGTTCGGCAGCGACGGGGCGGCGGGGAGAATGACGGGCTGATCTGCGTTCAGCACCGCCGGCTTCCACAGCGACAGGTCGTTCAGGCCGCCGATGCCATTGATGTCCGAGGTCGTGCCCGCGTCGTAGAAGAAGCCGATGCCCTTCTTGACCGCGAGAGTCATCGTCGCCGGGCTCGAGGCGCGCAGCTTGAACGCCTCGCCGATGCCGCCCGAGGGCGGGGTGCCCGGACCGTCCGGAGAGATCGCGCCGCGGGGCGTGTAGATCTGCATGAGCACGTCGCGGAGCGCGCGGTCGGCGTCCGACTCGGCTCGATTCACGTCCGAAGAAAGCGGGCGCTCGCGGGTGTTGATGATCGTGCGGTTGAACGGATTGTTGGCCATGACCTATTGCCCCTTCAGTTCGACTGCCACAGAAACGCCCGCCGGCTTCGCCGCTTGGAGCGAATCGTAGAGCCCTTTATACAGGGATTGTCGGGAAAGGTCGAACCCATCCCACGCCCCCTCGAGATACCCGTACGCGAGCGCGATCGCGGGGGTCACGTCGTACGCGCAGCACGCGCGCAAGCCACCCGTGACAGAACTCACGTACTGAATCGCGATCGTCTTCGTGTCATCCCACACCATGCCGGTGTCGCGCAGCGGCTGAATCGCGTCGACGACGACGATGACCCCACCCCGGAAGTCGTTCAGGTCGAGCCACCGATTGCGGAACGGGTAGGGTGGGCGGGGGTCATCGAACACGAACAGGTTCGGGTCGAACGGGGAGCCGGCGAAGGCGCTCGAGGGCGCGTCCCAGCATTCCTGGTAGGTTTGTTCGAACGTCTCGATGAAGTCGTACGTGGCGAAGACGGGTTGAAGGATCGAGTCGGTCACTCGCCGGAGAGCGGCCGGGCTCACGGTGTCAGGGAGCGTACGAACGCGAGACCGATAGGCGTCGTCGCGCTCGCCGCTCAGCCGAGGCAGCCCGCGGTTGCCGCCCAAACCGTCGAGCGCCGCGTCCTTGCCGCCGGTTGTCGGAGCCGTCTGGTAGACTGTGAACGTGATGTCCCCATAGTCCGGGACCTCTCGCCACACCTTCACGGTGTCGATGTCACCTGGCAACAGCGGGCCCGCCGCAGTCACGATCTCCCCCGGCACGTTCCAGTCGTAGCCGACCGAGATCGCCTCGATCGGGACCGTCTTCGGGCCCAGCTCCGCCGGCCCGAATGTCACGTCGGCAAGCGTCGAGAAATCGCGCCCGCCTTTGCTGGTCGTCACGATCGAGCCTGCCTTGATCGTGACAGTGAGCCCGGTCGGATGCGGTGCCGCCCGAGAGATCTTCACGGTCCCGATTGCCTTGGCGCCGCTGTCCGCGGTGAGGATCTGCGCGTTCTGCCCGGCGACCTCGGCTGCCTTCGACACCGCAGCATACATCGCGGAGAAGCCTTGAAGCAGCTCGTACCCCGGGCCCGGGTCCTTGAGAGGCTCAAGGTACCCGGCCGGCAGGATGCGCGTGAGCAGGTCAAGGAAGTCCTGTTGTGTGCGCGCGACGACCGGGATCTCGATAGCTGCCATGCTCTACCTCACGGTGCCAGCGAGTAGGCGTCGGGGTTGATGCCGGTGATGATCGGCTGGTTCGTCTGCGACGCCAGCGCGCTCACCAAGCTCAGCGATGTTCGGATGACCTGAAGTGGTTTGGTGATGATGTCACCGACCGGGCTCACGATCTCCTTCCCGGTGTACGACAAGCCGGTCACGGTCTGAAGCGCCCTACTCATGTCGGCGACGACGAGCGGCGCCCCTGGCGCGAGACCATTGATGTAGTTCACGATCGCTGCCCGAGCGAGCAGCGCCGCGTTGTTGACGTCCGCGCCCGCCGTGAACGCGAGCGACAGCTGCACCGGTTGCAGGATGACATTCGCCACGATCGGCTGCACGAAGATGCCAGCCGGCCGAACGTCGACGAGCGCGTTCAGCACCGCCGTCGTCAGGAACTGACTCTGCGTCTGGTATAGGGGTGGGACCGTGCTGTAGTCGACGAATGCCGCGGTGTACGCGTCGGCGACGATCAGCTGCACGAATCGCGCCGGCCGCCCGAGAGCGTCGAGCACTTCGAATGCCGCTGCCGTGCGTACCCCGGGGATGCCGAGCGCCGCTGCCTCGAGCGCTGCGAGCGTGCCCCGCCGGGCCGTCGAGAAGAACCGACGAGCGCGGTCGCGAAGGGACGCGTCCGTCTCGGCGTCGTCGCCGCCGGCGGTCGCGAGCGTGTTCGTGACCTTGAGGTCGGGTGCCGACAACGGGATCGCGGTGATGATGCTCGTGACCTTCCCGGTCCCAACATTCTGAGACGCGCCGGCGAGCACACTTCTGACAGCCACGACGACCGGTCCGGTTGTGCCGACCGCGAACACGGTGCTCTCGACGGTGATGAACTGATTCCCGCCCGCGGTCTGAAGCACCGCGCCGGTCGGGATGTTGAAGTTGCCGGGCGCCGGCAGCACGGTCGAGAACTCGACCGAGCCGAGCGATGCCGCGGCGGCTTTGCGGGTGAGCCCGTAGCGGTCGAAGACCAGGCGATCGAGGTCAGTGTCCTTGGCGGAGTCGAGAAACAGCGACGAGCTGAGATCGGCGACCTGCCCGATGCACTCGTCAGCCATAGCCCCGGCGGCAGCGATGAGGATGTTCGCATCCATCCCGTCGCGCTCGACTGCCTCACGGGACACGCGCGCGTTGCGTGCGAGCACTTCATCCCGGGCGATGCGGAACAGGTCTTGAAAGGTTGGCAGATTCGGCATGACCTACTCCTACAAAGAGAACGACGGGATGCTGAACTGAAGCTGCTCGCCGGTCGGTCGCGTCGTGGCCCTGATAGCTATCGTGAGCGTGTTGCTCGAGTCCAGGGTCAACACCACCGACGCCGCCGACACTTCCGGCTCCTTCAAAACCTGACGCTCGATCGCGGTCTTGAGCTGCCGCAAGCTCCCGGGTTGAATCGTTTCCTTGACCCGGTAGGTCACCCCGTAGTTCGGGAGGTGAAAGAACTCGCCTTGCCGGGTCGAGAGCCGGCGGATGATGAGCTTCTTGATCAGCTCGAGCCCGGTCACCGTTTCGTAGTCGCCGGAGGATGTCGTCACGAGCGTACCGCCGAACACGTCCGGCGAGCCTTGCGGAGACTGCGGGTTCGCGATGTCCCGGGCGATCGCGCCACGCTTGGCGAGCTTGGCCTGCATGCTCGTGTCGGTGTCGGCGACGAGCCCGGCGAACTGCGCCTTGCGTGGCGGCAGCAAGAGACCGCCGCCGGCGTCGAGCAAGGTGATGCTCGAGACCTCGTGCACGATGGTCGCGTCACCGAACGGCTGGTCGACCACGATGCCGTAGATCGTGGGTGTGTACTCGATCACGCTCATCACGTTCAGGTAGGTCGGGCCGTCGAGACGTTGCACCGTCCAGGTCGCGGGATTGAGCGCATCACCGGCGGCGACTTTCGAGGCGTGCATCGGCTCGTTCGTCAAGTAAACGCGCACCTCGTTCACACTGGTTGCCACGGCAGCGGCGAGGCTGAGCCCCTCCGCGAATGGCGGCGAGCCGAGCGGTCCGAGTCCATACGGGTCGAGTCCCCAGCCATAGAGAGTCATGCGATCACCCCCCGGGTGTCGACCCGTAGCCAAGCGGCACCGTCAGAGAATGCCACGATCGGCAGCCCGGCCGCACCGTTGCTCACGTAGATCATCGAGCCGACATTCGCCGCGGCTGCCGGCACCGTCGCGACGGTGTAGCTCGGGAGCCGTACCGGGAACACTGTCGCACCGGTTTGATTGAGACGCTCGATCGCGATCGACAACGCGTCGAGGTAGTCGAGCCACGGCTTGACCTGCGGCGCCGGCGTCGCGGGGTCTTCGAACGTGGGCGCGATGACCTGCGTAGCTCCGACGTTGGCGCCGTACCGGAACACCGACTCGACCTCGGTACGGATCGCGACCATGCGGTCGGCGTCGCTCTGTTGCACCGCTAGCGCTGGCATCGTCGCCTCACTTCGTGTTGCTCACGGTCGAGAGATAGCTCACAGCCGCCGCCTCAAAGGTGCCGATCTGCGTAGCTGCGGCGGTTTCCGGGGTCGCCTTCCCGGCGAACAACCCCTGTAGCGCCAAGAACCCGGGCTTCAGCGCGGCCAAAGGACCGACCGCCGCATTCGCGAGCACCAAGAACTGCGCGGCGGCGAGCGTATAGAAGGCCGCCGACGAGCTGTGCGCCGCTTGTACCGCAGTGTTAGAGACCGCTTCTTTCGCCCGGTACGTCGTGCCGAGAACGAGTTGCTCGGTTGCATTCTCGTCCCCGAGGCGCACGACCGGGCTCTTCGCGATGACGCGTGAAGCACCGTCGATCACGACGTCGGTACCCGCCTTGAGCGTGACCGTCGCATCCGAGTCGATCTCGACCTTGCCCGAGCCGGTGACCTTGAGCCGAAGATTCTTGTCCTTCTCGACGACCAGCATGATCTCGGCGGGATCGAGCACTGCCTCCGCCGGCGGGGTGTCGGCGGCGGTCCACAAGCGCTTGACGACGGTGACCCCCAGCCGCGGGTCGCCGCCGGGGATGACGACGATCAAATCATCGTGAAGGTGGATCGGGGTGTAGAACCCGAATCCCGGACCGACGTAGTCCGACGCCACGACCGCCGTGTACTTCTCGCCAGTCGGCATGAGCTGCACGTTGACGAACACCCCGTACTTAGGGTCGACCTTCGATTCGCCGAGCGCGACCGCGAGTGACACCCACGCGCGCGGATCGATGCCGGGGCGCGACACCGCTTGAGCGAGCCGGCCCGTGTCCATTTTGCTCGAGACGCGTGCGCGAGTGTGCAACATCACCCATCCCCCAAGACTTCAACCGTACCGATAAAGTCGCTAGCGTCCGTGACCTCGCCTATCTCGACGGACGTCGGCTCTGCCGCGCCAATCACCGCGGTTGTCGCCGTAGCCGAATAGCGCATCTCGACGAAGTTTTGGAAGTCGAACGCGATGCCAAGACCAGCGTCGTTGCTCCAATCGAACTTGACCGTCGTCACGCGGAACGTCTTGGTGAGTTGCTGGTTCGACCCGTGGGCAGACTGCACGATCGCGGTCGCCAACGCCTTATCGCCCAACCGCTTCGCGACCGCTTCAATCTCCGCCGCCTCCGACCGACGTGTGTGATCGAGCAGCTCGTGTGCAAACGTCGGAAAGGTCTGCAACCCTGAGTCGACCGTGCGGAATTCGACGGGATCCCCGGGACGTAGACGAAGGAGATCGGGGTCCTGGTTATTGCCGCCGAAGCTCGAGAGGTTCTTCGTCGTGACCGACCCGCCTAGCTCCTGTCGACCGATCTCCGCGTGCAAATTCTTCGCGATGTTCTCGAGGGTTTTTTGGTTCCGGATACCGTAGACCGGGAAGTAAAGCTCGTCTGTTTTGGCACCCTTGCCGCTCGAGCCGACCTTCGACGTGCGCTTCGCCGTGTCAGTCTCGGGTGGGTAGACCGCTCTCAGGAGGCGGTTGTCGGGCCCCTTGACCGGGTTGTCCCCGTCGTAGCTCACCACTTTGATCGCTGGCACGACCACGCCACCGAGCTTGCGTTCGAACTTCAGGTTCTGAATGTCTTTGCCGAAGACCATGCGCCGGTACCCGAACGGTGCCTCCGGCTTCGACACAAGAGGATGTCCGACCTCGCGCTTGTGCGGTTGGTTGCCACCGAACGGGTACGGGAAGTTGGGGTCGAACGGGTTTTGATCTACGGTCCTCTGATCGAAGAGAGACCGCGCCGGACGGATGCGCAGCTGCGGTCCGACGAAGTAGGGAATACCCCCGACGAGCAAACAGTAGTTGGTGATCAAATCCCAGTAGCTGATCGTGTCGGGGTTGCCTTGCGTCGTCGGTACCGTCTCGCCGTTCTGCCCCGCTTGCGCTTGACTCGCCTCGTCGGGGTCGGCGTCGAACTGCGGGCGCGTCTGGTCACCGACGACGTGCGGACTAGGGACTACCCCGTTCGGCCACTCGGACGCTTGTGTCGCTACCTGAATCCCACCGCCTTGCGGATTGAACCGGTTGACGAGGTTGCGCACGACCACGTCGATCGGTTGCTTCAGGCTGAGCAGTTTAAGGATCTTCGGCGACACGTTGGTGTCGAGCAGCGTGCCGCGCAGATCACGCCCTTCGATATGGATGTAGCTACCGCGATCGCTGAACTCCGCGGTGATGGTGTCAGCCATGCCGACTAAAACAAGGTTCGTCGAGGTCGGCACGAGCACGGAGGAGCGCCGGCCGCCTTCCTCGACACGCCCGACCATGCCGTTGGCCCACTCGGCGTGACTCACCGTTCCGAGGTGGATCTCGGCGCGCAGCGCGCGGATGACACGGGGGTCGATGGGCAGATCGCGATGTAAGATGTCGAGAGCGAATGTTCCCGCCTGCCTGTACCCAGGAAGCTCGATTGAAGCGCCCTTGGGAATGATGTTCATCACCTTGCTTGCCGAGATCGAACCAGCCTCGGCAACGATGTCGGGTCCGAGCCCAACCTCTTCGTCGGTAGTGACTATAGCGAGCCCGGGGATCACGAGTGTGTCGAGTGTCAACCCGTCGACCGATATTTCCTCTGGGGAGAGATCTACCGTCACCTCCCCGATCTCCCCTGTAAACTCTTTCGCGTCAGCCATTTGATCCGACGTCTTCGGTGCGAACTTCTCCTTCAAACCTTCATCGAATAGGATCTGAAGATTGACCACGAGGCTAGGTCGAAAGACGGAATTTGCCGCCGCCGATCCGCTGTTGCCAGATTCGCCCATGCTACGGTGCCCGCAGCGTACTGGCCGGCGCGGGCTGCCCCAGCGAGTTGAGTTGTGGAACGATCACGACGTCTCCCGCGATCAGCCGACTGGTGTTGAAACCGTTATAGAGCATGAGCCGGATCCACTCGTCCGGCGTGCCGTAGTATTGCGTCGACACGTCGCGGAGATCCATCCCGTCTCGAGCGATGAACGTCGCGAGCGGCTTCGTCTGGTCCTGCGTCTGCGCGATCATCTCTTGCTGCCGGCGAGCCACCTCCGCCTTGAGCTTGCGCGCCGCCCGCTTCGCCTTCCGTATCGCGCGCTCCGCGGCGAGCACCTCGTCTTGCGACTCGGCATTCGGGTCCACACCAGGCAACGCGTTCGGGTCGTCTACCGTCACCGACGACGAGGTCACGGGGTCGAACCCGACAGCTCGCGCGATGCGCGCCGGGATATTCTCTATCGTCTTGACCAGCTCCTTGCACTGGTCGCCGATGGTCTGACACGCTGCGATCATGTTGCCGGCAATTGCATACGGGGCGACGACGAGCTTCGCCGCCTGCTTCGCCAGGTCGACGAGCCCGGACACCGCCGCGACGATGTTGTCGAGGATGGTGTTGACTGCGTTGATCCAGCTGGCGATAGCTGCGAACTCAGACTTCAATTCGTTGATTGCCCCGATGAGGGAGTTCACCGCGGCGATGATCGAATTGATCATGTCGGCCAAGCTCGAGAGCACGTTGAATACGATCGGCAGCTCGTCTTCACCCTGGCTCATCCAGGTAAATTCCATCTCCCACTCGACGTCTTCGGCGCGCAGCCACGTTTGCTTGAACTTCGTGAGGATGCCCTGCCTGACGATGTCATCCCACCCAACCTCGACGAGAGACCCGCGCCGGCGGAACCCGTCCGCGAGCTTCACGAGGTCCGAGACATTGTCAACGATCGAGCCGTTGTAGTACGCCTTGCCGGTCTGCCCGAGGATCGGGATGCCGAGGTGGCTCGTCGTTTTGATGAACCGGTCCTTCCACATGCCGTTGATCGACGTCGTTCCTTCTTGTGGCCCAAGCATCTGCACGGTCGCGATTGGGTTGCCCGGGTACCACGTGAACTCGGCCCGCATCGAACCTTCGAACGTCATCGGCCGATAGGGCAACGCGCGCCCGACCAGCTCGAGCGAGTTGCGCTCGCCTTGAAGCTCGACGATGACGAGTGAACTGGGGTCGCCCATCTACTACCTCAAAGCGAAGGCGGGGGTGAACCCGCTCTGTAGCTTGCGCTCCCCGAGCGCGGCCAGGTCGGACGAGAACGCGAGCGCGATGCGGTCGGGGTCGAACCCTTCGGAGAACTTCTGCGTGATGTCGAACCGACTGCCGCGGAAGTCGTAGTTCGGCGCCGGCGGTCGGTCCTTGTTTGCTGCGTCTCGGTCGGCCTTCCGCTTGGCGATGAGGGCATTCGTCCGCGCGATCTCCCGCTGCCGTTGCTTCTCGTTCGTCTGGTCTTCGGTGTACTTCCAGGCACGTCCGAGAATGCTCGGCAACCCCTCTTGGAGTGCGGCGACCGGGTTCTTCGCGATGAACGAAATCGTCTCCATGATAGTCTGCAAGAGGTGGACCTGTGCGTCGAGCACGTCCGAGAAGATCATCACGACGCCGAACACGAACTTGTGAAAGAAGCTGCCGAGCGCCGAGTCTTCGCTGAAGGTCGTGGTGAACAGGTCGGCGATGACCATGAACCGCGACACGATCTTGTCGAACGCCAGGCTCACGTGCGAGCCGATGCTGTCGACGTTGTTGCGGATGAGGTCGACGGCCTTGAGAACGGTGGCGATGACTACCGCGAGCACGACCGCGCCACCCACGAGCCGCAACGCCGTAGCCGCGAACCGCGCCATGCCGGGGAGCGCTCGCGTGAACCGGCCGAACACTCCGGCGACCCCTGGGACCTTCGGCACGGGCACTTTAGATAGCGCGGTTGGGATCCGAGCGATGGTCTTCTCCGAGAACTTGCCGAGCCCGTCGCCGTAGATTGCTTTCCCCTTGATCGCCAGAACAATGCGCGTCGTGTTCACGTTCATAGCCGTGATGATCGGGGTGTTGGCCGCCGCCTGCGAAGCCTTCTCCGCCGCCACACCAACGGCAGAAGCCGCGGCGCCGCCGACTTTGACCCCCGCCGACTCCAAGAACCCGCCGCCGAGCTTCTTGCCCCACCCGACCATGCCGGTGCCGGTCATCTTCATCAGAGAGAAGTTGAGCAGGAGCACCTTCGTGACCTGCTTCACCGTCCCAAGGTGGTCGCGAAGAAAATTCGCCAACGTCTCGCCGAACTTCTTCGCCTTCGGCAACCATTCTGTGAGCTGGTCGCTCAGACCCCGCATGAGGTCTTCGACGACTGGCAGGAGTTGGATGCCGATGATGCGCTGAATGTTCTCCCACGTGCCTCGGATCTTGAGCCCTAGCTCCCGGATTCGCGACTGCCGGTCGATGTTCTCCTGCGTCGCAATGCCGAGCTTCTTGTACTCCGCGACCTGCTCGCGAATATGCTCCGGTCCTTTCTTGAGCAGGTTCGTAAACTTTCTCGCCGTCTCACCCTGCATTCGGAACAGGAGACCGACCTTCGCTTGATCGACCGTGCCCTTCTTCGCGTGCTCCGCCATCTTCATAATGGCTTTTTCCGGGCCTTGCGAAAGGTCGATGCCGAGCCGTTGGAACTCCTTCCCCATGCCCTGCATGCCGCGGCGCATCCCGTGCGCCGCCATGTTCGCTCGAGCCCCCGCCTTCGACATCTGCATGAGCGCGCGAACGCCTTCGTTCCCGCTGATCCCGACCGACTCCATGGCATCTATGAGACCGCCGGCGCTGTCCGCCGACATCTTCGTGTAGTCCTGCACCTTCTTGAGCTGGTCGAGGTACTCCTGCGTGCCCTTGACGATATGCGTGAGTGACATCGCGCCGCCGGCCACCGCAGCGATCGAACCGAACGTGCCGACAACATTCGACGCCTTGTCGAACAATCCACTAACCCTCGACGCCGACGACGTGAGAGCCGACAACGCCGTCGCGCCCTTGTTGTTGACGACGAAATTCGTAGTGACGTTGTTGACAATGTCGGTCATCGATCCACCTTCATTGCTTCGCCCTCGTCTCGGATCAATTGGCCGACCTCAGTCGACAGGTCGCATAGATCCGAGACCGTCATGCCGAGACAGTCCTCGACGCCCTGGTGCCCGTAGCGCCCCAAGAAAGCGATCGTCTTCCAAATGTCGCGCACATGCTCTGCCACCCCGTGTCGGGCTATGCTGAGCGCGTAGCTGGCGAAATCTATTCGACCCGAACCTCTCGGCTCCCCAGAAAATCCTCGACGTCAGACTCCGCCGGCGAGTGCAGCTTCGCATGAGCTGTCATCACGAGGTTGCGAAGCATTGGGCTCATCGTGTTGAACGCCTTGTCGGCGCTCCCATCCGCGATACTGACGCGCTCGCCGTTCACCTCGGCGATCGATTGCTGCACCTGTTCATAAGCCAGCTTGATCGGATCTCCGTTAGAACGCTTCGCCGCCATCATCTCCTCGCGCGCAGTCAGCTGCACGAGCCCGACCGTCTTGAAGTCTTCGCCACCCAACGCCGAAGGCACCTTGTAGGTGTAGATCGGGCGTGATGGTTTCTGAGCCAGTGCTTCCGAAATGTTCTGAGTTGCCTTCGTCGCCATTGTGTCTCCTCCTGACACGGCACGCGCTCGCGTGCCTGGTTACAAGATGGTGCCGTCCGACGCTTGGAAGTCGATGCCGACCGTACCGTAGTCGGCGCGGCTGCCGAAGCTCAGCGGGATCTCGCCGAAGAACGCGTCGCTGATCAGCACGCGCGGCTTGTCGCCGTTCGGGAAGTTCAGCGTCGCCTTGATGTTGATCTGCGTGCCCGGGGTGCGCCGCTTGGCGCGGTCGACGATCGACTTGATGATGTCGAAGACATCCTGGTTCTCGTAGTGGAACTCGATGCGCCCGCGCATGCCATTGAAGATCTCGTCGTAGCGGTTCGTCTTCTCGCCGAGGTAGGCTTCCTCCTTCGTCTCGAGCTTGTAGGCGAACTCAAACGACCGGACGTCGGTCGTGGTGTCCGCGACCTCGCCGTCGACGATGAGCGAAACCTCGACCTCTTGTCCTTTGATGCGTTGGTCGGCCACTGGAATCTCCTTTGCGCAAAAAGAAAAAAGGCACGTGGTATCGCCGAAGCGAAAACCACGTGCCCTATCCCCGGGGGTTTAGCCCGGGTGAAGCCGTGTCATGCCAAGCCCGATACTGCACCGGGCTCAGTCTACCGTCAAGCCCTGGTCACCAGGATGATGATCTCGCCGGCGACCGTGTTCTTGCTCCGACGAAGCACGAGCGTCCCGCCGGCCGGGATGACCGGCGTCTCTTGCACGATGACGCCGCCGTCGCGCCCCTTCGACGCCGTCGACGTGTCAAAGGCATCCGACAAAGCGCTTCCGCCGCCACCGGTAGCGTTGCGCAGCTGCGCCGACGATGCCGACACCGCCGTCTTGACGAGCACCATCGCGTCGAGGATGCGGAACGCATACGGGGCGTTCGCGTTGTAGAGGATGACATCGTCCGCCGTCCCGCCGACGCCAGCCGTGAACTGTTGCCGAATCACGTTCGCGACCGGGATGCTCGGGAGCGCGTCGTGAGACGTCGCCACGTCACCGCTCTTCGTGAGCGTCACGTGGAACACCTTCGCCGCCGCCGCGCCGCCGAGCGCATCAGTGAGCACGGAACGACTGGCCGCGGTCAGCACCGCGATCTCCCGGTTTGCCAGCACACCCCGATAAGGGGCGGGCAACGCGACCGTGTCGCCCGCGATGTTCTCGACCTTGAAGAGAGGCATGGGTGTCTCCTTACGCCGCGGTGACCTTCACGCCTTCGCCGGCTTCGATCTGAAGCACGATGAAGTCGGCGGTCGCCAGCGTCCGGACCTTGCCGATGAGAACCCAGATACCCTTCGCCTCGAGATCGGGGGTGTTGCCCGACTTGTCGTCGAGCAGGTAGCCCGAGATCCGCTGCGCCGGCGGGTTGTTCTCGGAGAACAACCCGGACAAGAACGCGTCGGCCTCACTGAGGATCGCGTCCTTGAGCGAGTTGGTGAGCGGCAGTTTCGAGAAAGCCACGAACCGCTGCGCCAGGCTGTCTTCGATGAAGTCAGCCATGCGCCGGCGGTTGATGTTCTTCTCGCCCGAGGTCAGGCTGGTCGTGATGCCGCTCTGGAAAATGGGCCCGACCGTCCGATCGATCCGCAGCGCGGCGATGCCGCTCGAGCGGAAAGCGATGTAGTCGGACATGAGCAGACCGCTCACGAGCCGCTGGAACCCGATGACCGGAGCCATCACATCCGGGACAGGCGCGGTGCCTTGGCCCGGGTTGCGCTCCGGCGGCAGATTCGAGAGCAGGCTCGCCATCCACGCATTGAGGTGCGTGTCGAGCAACCCGTCCGTGTGCACGAACCCATCGGCGCCCTTCATCTGGTAGCCGACCGCCTCGGGGACGAACGTCTGCGCGCCCGGCCAACACCAGATCACGCGCTCGTGCCGGTAGGTCGAGAGCAGCGCCGCCTGCGCCGACGCCGTGTCGACGACGGTGAGCGCCGGCGACATGACGGTGATGCGCCCGACGCCCTGGCTCGAGGCGGAGAGCACGTGCGCCTTCTGCGCGGTCCGGATCTCGGCGCCCGTGCGAGCCGGGAGCAGGATGTTGACGTCGCGCGCCGGCGACTCTTCGGTGAGCAGCGCGTCGAACGCGGTCGCGTAGAGCGCCGCAATCGCCACGTCATACACCGCGTTGGCAGCCTGCACGGCAGCCGTGTAGGTGAGCGCGCCGCTCGGGTGCGTCCGGAGCTTCAGCCCGGTGAGCGCTTCCCACGACTTGCCATCGGTGCCCGGACCGGCCGGGACCAGCGACGGGGAGACGACGGTAGCGAGCGCCACCGTCGAGTCGAGCGGGCGAGCCGGGACGAGGCACGCGCTCGTCGAGCTGAGCGAGCCCGCACCGGACTCACCATCGCTCGCCGGGTGAACGCGCCACGCCAGAGCGATGCCGCTCGTCCAATCGAACGCGGAGCCGTCCTGCTTCTCGACGGTGAGCTGCGTCGCGGACGCGGCATCCACCGTCACGCGGTACGTGTCGGCATTCGCGCCTTGCGCCAAGGTGGCACCGATGACGCCGAGAACGAGCAGATCGCCGGCCTGAACCGGGCCGCCGTTCTTGGCAGTCAGGAAGCTGCCGGTCGCCGAACCGAATACCTGCGTCGCCGCCGGCGCCGTCGCGGTGACCGCGCCGTCGATGCCCGAGGCGAACTGACCGGTCGAGGTGAAGACGACCTGCTTCATGCTGCGGATGCGGTTGCCGCCCGACTTGAACTCGCGCCCGGCATACACGACGCCGGCGGCGAGGGTGACGATCGGAACCGCGCGCGTAGCGCTCGCGTTCGTCGGCAGCGTGCGCCACATGCGCGTCGCCTTGTCGGAAGCGAGGTTGATCGGGATGAGAACGAGCCGCGAGAACTTCTTGTTGCGCAGCGCCAGGAAGCCGCTGCCGCCGCTGATCCCGGTGTCGCCGATCGTCGCGTCGAACCCGCCGACCTTGTTCGCCAGATCTTGCCCCGAGAAGACCTCGACGGGCTGCGGCTTCGTCGTGACGGTGCCGGTCGTGTCTACCGCCACACCATAGGTCACATCGGCGAACTCGCCGACGCAACACACCGTGCCGACCCCGACACCGTTGACCGCGCCCGGCGGCGGCAGATCGACGATGACGACACCCTCGATGAGCGTGATGATCTCAGTGCCCGGGAAAAACTGATAGCGACGAATGAAGCCGGCCATGTTCTTGTCTCCTAGCAGTCAGTCAAAACTAGACCCGGTATTACCACATCCGGCCCGACCGCGTCCAAGTGGAACGAGGGCTTCGCCAGCGGGTAGGTGAAGATGTTCATCACGGGGACCTCCCCCGCGATCGTGAACGCAGCCTTGCGGTAGCGCCGCATGGCATCCTGTTCGTTGTCGAGATAAGCCATCCCCTTGAGAAAGTACCGCGCGCGTGAATTGAAGTAGAACGGCAGCTCGAGAAAAAACCCACTCATGTAGTCGACCGGGTTGAACGCCGTCTCGAGCCCGGCCACGATCGCGCGCCGCGCCGGCGGGTCGTTCGCCCACACCTCGACCGTCAAATCCTGCACGAGCGCGCACGCACTCACGAGATAGCGACCGTCCGGCGGCCCGGGGAGCTTGTTGCGGCTGGTCGGCTGATCGGGCGTGAAGCCCGTCGAGTCATACGTCCCCTCGCCGATGCCGCCGACGTACGCGCGCGGGAACTTCGCCTCGTCTTCAGGCTCCGCCCACGTGTCGAGCACCTTGTTGAACCGCAGCTCGCGCCCGCCCGGGGCTTTGAATACGAGCATCGACAGGTACTCGGCGAGACCCCGCGTTAGCGCCGTGCGAGAATCCGTCTCCTGATCGCCGGTGTATGCGATAGGGATGCCTGGCTTCGTGATGAGCGTCGCCTTGTTCATCGCCGCGTCAGCTCCACATCCATCTCGTGACGAATCTCAGCATGCACCGCTTTCGACATCTCGTCTATCCCGTCCGACATGACGTTGCGCGCTTGCAATCCTCTCTTCTCGATCGACTTGGCGATCGCCCACGCCGCGGCCTTGGCGGCATCCCCGGAGAGCTTGAGCTTGTTGTGCGCCCATCGCTCGAGGTTCACGATGCCCGACCTACCTACCGCCGCCGGGCGCCGACCGCCGTCGATCACAGGGGAGTAGGGCTGCGCGTTGAATACCTGCGCACCATTCGACAGCGGCGCGGTTTTCCAGGCTGCCTTGTAGAGACCGGTGTTGACCGCGCCCACGGTGCCGTGCTCGCTCGCAGGCGGCGCGAAATCAGTGCGACGCTGCATGATGCCGATGCACCGCATCGCCCCGGACTGCACCCCGCGGATCGCTGCCGGAAAGAACCGCGTCCCGAGCCGCTTCATGTAGGCAGCCCATTCCGGCCCGGTCATGTTGAACGTGACGGTCGCCATCAGAGAAGGTCCCCATTCTCTTGACGATCAGCGTGCGCCTTCTCGAGCCGTACCTGCCAGTAGAACTTTCCGGAGAAGTACATCGGTGCCGATCGGAGATAGAACCGCCGCTTGTCGCTCGAGCCATCCGACTTCGGGAACTCGATCTCGTAGAAGACCTCTTCGTCCGGGCCCGGCTCCTTGCCGTCTTCTTTCATCGACCGGAGCTGCCCGTCCGTGAAGCGACCGCTGATCTCCGACACCGAGATCATACCGACCTCGTCGAGCCCGATAGGCTGCACGATCTCGGTCATGGTCGTGAGATCTTGCACGAGCGGGGTCGGAAGGATGTCGAGAGCCGCCTCGATGACCGGTGTCCCGACGCCGCGCTGCCCGGAACTCCACCGCACCCGCACGACCCGGACCTTGTAGGGCCGCATGCCGAACTTCGTGAAGAGGTCGCGAACGCGGTCGGCGACGGGGATGAGCTTCTGCGCGAGCGTCTTGCCGAGCTGCAAGCTCGTCGGATCGGTGTATGTAGGGCGCGCGGGCATGGGTTAGTGCACCGGGATCGAGCCCGCCTTGACCCCCGAAAACGACCGGTACCTCGTCGAGTAGGGATAGATCGGGGCGCCGAGGATGTCGGCGAGGCGGAAGCCCCACCGAACATACTCGCGCTCGAGCATGTCGGGCTCGTTCTCGCGGAGCTTCAAGGAGTCGAGCGCGCTCGCCGCCAGTCGATCCTGCGCCTCGACGAGCTTCGCCTCGATGTCATCCATGATCTTGAGGATGCGGCGCACTCGGTCGGTCGCCTCCTCGATGAGATTATTCAGCGACGTCTCGACGAGAAACATCGTCTGAATCGGGCGCGGGATGCCGTACGAGATCGACGCCGCGGGTTGCACAGCCAGGTAGCCGAGGTGATACCTCGCGCGCTCCTTCTCTCGTGCATCCAACGGCATCGTCGACCCCTACTTCACTTCTTCGATGTCCGCCCCGCTGTCGATCAGCCGCTTGATCCCATCGGCCCCGCCGTACCCGGACGAGTCGATGACGTCATCCTTGCGGAGCTTGATCGCCTGCCCGAAGAACGACGCCTTGCAGTTCGACTTCACCCGATACTTCGGGGAGACGGCTGCCACGACCGGAACAACCATCGCCGGCGAAACCGCGGAAATCTCGAGCACGGGCTCGACGCCGGTCTCCGGCAGCTGCTTCTTCTCGATCTTCTTGGTAGACGCCATGTTCTTCTCCTTCGAAAAAGTAAGAGGCGCAACAGCGAAACAGCTCGATCAACAAGCCCCGATCGAAGGGGATGCAATAGTCTCCCTATTGCGCCTCTCACCCAACGCGCCCACACCACGCCGACAAGCGACGGGGGATTCAACCGAAACAGAAGTCGCCAAGTGACCTGGATTAGAGGTCGACATTTTGACCAGCTCCGATGAGAATCCGAGGCGCTAAAAACAGCCCAGAAGCGTTGACGCTACACAAGGCAGCATCGCCGGGCTGAACGCCCACAACAGCAACTCGCAAAAGCCGTGCAGTGGGCAACTTGATCACGCTCGCCACCCTTCGATCCTACCTACCCGGCTGCGCGGGTCAAGGCGAACCTTGACCCACGACAGCCGAGCAGGAGGAGGAGACACCCGAAGGTGTCACCGTGCTCGATCACTCACCGTGCTCGATCACCTGGACCCGCTTGTAGCGGGCGCCGTCGCCGGTGGTCGCGTCGGTGCGGATCGGCCAGGCGCCGATGAACTTCCACGACGTGCTCACGAGGTCTTGCAACCTATTGAGCGGCGCGCGGATGATCAGCTGGATCCGATCCGAGAACACCTCGATGCCGTTGTTCGTGATGCGCGGTTCGCCGATACGACCCGTCACGCCGGCCTCGGTGATGAGCCCGGAGAGATCCTGGTAGTATTCGTACATCGCGCCTTGGCCAACGAACAGCGGGCGGTGCACCTTCATGCCGGTCGACGGGTTGCCGTTGTTGAACAGCTCGCCGGCGAACGGATCGTCCTGCGTGAAGGTCGCGGTGAGCCCGCCTTCGACGGTCTCCGGCAACGGGCATTCGCTGTTGCGGAAGAAGACGCAGTTCAGCAACTCGCCGACCGCGAACTGCCGATACATGAAGTGATCGGGCAGCGCGGTGAGCAGTCGCTGGAACTCGTCGTCGCCGAAGATCTGCGCCTGCGACGTCGGGTCGAGGTGGCAATGGAAACGACCGTCCGGCATCTCCGGGACGTTCATCTGCCAGAACCGCGCGACCGCCGTGCGGATGGTCGCCAGATCGAGCTTGTCGCTCGAGCCGACGTCGTCGACCTTGAAGCCGCCGCCCACGCGCACCAGGCTGGTGCGATCGTCGGCGATGACGTAGGCGCGATCGGCGGTCGAGGTGAGCGCTCCGCTGAGCGTGAGCACACCCGGACCGACTTCGTCGCCCGCGGTGTCGGGCGAGAATCCGATGACGGTGTCCGCGAGAGCGGCGCCGTTATCGAACACCACGACCTTGAGCGGGTTGTTCGTCGACACGACGTCGAACCGAACGGGGCTGCCGGCGGGGAGATCCGGCCGACGAGCGCGGGTGAACCCGTTCAGCCGCTTGACGCGGAGACTGGTGCCCGACTGCGGACCGCCATCGGCGACGGTGTGGCCGGCGAGGGCAGCACCGTACAGTTGATTGCGCGGGATCCGGTTCATCGCCTGCGCGGCCGACATGCCGAGCTGGTGCGCGTTGCGCAAGAACAGGTTCGCGATCGCCGAGATCGACGTCGGCATGTGGGTGTCGATGCTGTCGCTGTACTGGTTCAGCATCGCGGTCCACTGCTCTTCGGTGTAGCTCGAGGGCAGCGGATCGGTGCCGGGGACGAGCGGCTTCATCTTCGGCTTGATCAAGCCGACGCCGGTGAACACCATCGTGTCGCCGACGTTCGCCGGCCACAGCTGCGGCACGGCTTCGCCGCGGAACAAGAGCCGCGGGAACAGCGCGTCGTGAAAGGCGCGCTCGAGAAGGTTTTCCTGAACCAGTGCGCGGATCGCCGGGTCCTGAGTAATCGTACTAAAATCGGGCATCGCCATCTCCTCTAAAAGTGAGAGTACACGTTCACTACTACGACCAAAACCCTACAGTCGTCAAGCGTGCCCGCAACCTCTCGAGGAGACGACGACTAGATATTGATACCCAGTCCCCGCTTCGCGAGCAGCGCCCTGAATTCCGTGGGCGACAACTTGGTAGCGTCCACCTTGCCATTCTGTGCGGCAGCTACTGCGGCCTCACCCGGCTTCGGAGCCGCGGGGGCTCCTGCGCCTGTGCCGGTCGTCGCCGGTTTCACAACCTCACCGAACAGGTAGGGGTGCGACGAACGCAGGTCGGCGAAGTATTTTCCGTGGTCGAACTTCGCCAGCTCGTCTTCGCTCTTGCTCTCGAGCGACCGAGTCAGGAGACGAATGGCATAGTCGGGATCCTTGATCCCGGCGATGACCGCCGACTCCCGCAACTCCATCTCCGCCTCTTTGGCATCGAGCTGGCGTTGCAACTCCTTGCGCCCGTCCGTCTCCGTCTTCACGCGACGCCCGAGATCATCGATCTGCCGTTGCAGCTGCACGCGCTCGCGATCCCACTTGTCGGTTCCCGACTTCGGGGGATTCTCGGGCGCTTGAGCCGGCGGCTTCGCCTCGGGTGTCTGCGGCTGTGCAGGATTCTTGAACCCCGAAAGGGCTCGTTGCAGATCCTCCACCGTCGTGAATCCGGAGTCCTTGGCGAACGACGACAGCGCTTCTTTCCGACCCTTCTCGCGAGCTTCGTCCTTCAATCGCTTGTAGGCCGACTGCGAGAGAACCTGAATGCGCCCGTCCTTGCCCGGGACCATCCCTTGCGGCAACGACTCCGCCGCCGGTTGAGCCGGAACTGGCGAAGGTGTGGCGACCGGCGCGGCTGGCGCCGTCACGATCTCCGGCACTGTCTGGGGTGCCGGTACCACTGTTGCTTGCGGGGGTGCTACTACCTGTGCGTCTGGCATATCGCTTCCTCTTGCCCGTGGGATACTCCGCTTGGTCGAACCGGCAAGTTACCGCCGCCGTCGCGTAGACGGCGAAGTTTCTGCCGGGCGCCAGTCGGCGAATCGCCAACGCTATGAAAGTCACGGCGGGGATGTCCCCGCCGCTACAGTTGCAGAACTACGACCTCGAGCTACGCTCGCGTGAACGCGCCGTTCATGTCGACGGCCGGACGCGGGATGTACTCGATCACGAACGCGGTGACGTCGGCAGTCGCGAAGGTCAGCGTCTTGCCGTCGTCGCTCAACTTGGCGATACCCATCGCCGCACTGGTCGCCGGAGAGACGACGGTGCCGGCGGCATCGGTGATCCCGTAGGAGCCGACCGCGGTGCCCGTGGTCGCGGCAGTGACGCGAAGCGCTACGACCGCGAGGATCGCCGGGTTGCGACCGTGAGCCGCGTCGGTGATGTCGTGCGTGGCACCGGTCAAACCGGTCAACGTGACCTTCTTCGGCGTCAACATGGTGCCGAGATCCATCTGCGCGAGCACGTCGGCGATCTTGCCCAGGCTGGCTTCGTCGAGAGCGCTCTTGAGAGTTTCCTTGAATGTCGTGGTCATCTCTTCTTCTCCTTCCGATCTCTCGGAAAAATTACAATCCTGTGACTACCGCAGGCAGAACGGCGTTGTCAAATCACGCGCGCTCGCCGAGGTAGATGCGTACCTGAGTCGGGGTCGCCGGCACGCGCGTCAGATCGATCGCGGTGATCGGCACGCTCTGCGACAGAAGGATGAAGGTCGAGTCGACCGGCACGGACTGTTGCGTCCCGTCCGCGCTCGTGATCCGAACCTTCACCTTGCCGCCGATCGTCTTCACGATGACCACGTTCGCATTCGTGACGCCACCGAACTGCACCGGCACCGGCGTGTCGACGGTGAGATCAACGTCATACTCCGTCTTCTTGGTGACGACCATCGACTCGTCCATAGGCGCGTCGACGTTCGGCGCGAGCGACGGCACCCCATCGAGCGGGGTGTTCGTGTAGCCGCCGGTCAGTGCGAACTGGTAGGCCACGAGCTACCGCCCGCCGCTCGACATCGGGCCGAGGGTGAAGGGGCTCGGGTCCGGAGCCTTCGGCATCTGCGCGGTCGGGAGACGATCATCGGTCGGCACCGAGACGATGTTGTCCTTGTAGGTCCCGACCTCCGAGTCGTAGCGCTCGGTGAAGTCCTTGAACTGCTTGTCCTGGCCGACGTTGCTGGTCTCTTCGGCGTTGGGCTTGTCCGGCATGGTGCTCTCCTCTACTTCTTCAGGTTGATCGGGCTCGGGGTGTTCGGGAGCGTCGCGGTCGACTGCGTCGGCTTGCCGCCTTCGGCGCTCTTGTACTTACCGTACTCGGCATCGTACCCGTCGACGAAGTCCTTGACCGGCTTGTCCTGCCCGACGTTGGCCGCCGCGCACGCGTTCTTGGATCCGCTCTCTGCCATGATGCTCTCCTACTTCTTGCCGCCGAGGGTGAAGGGGGTCGGCGTGTCGATCGCCGAGGCACCGCCGCCGACTTGCGGCGGCTTCTCCGCGTAGTGCTGCGTCGGCAGACCGGGCGCGATCGGATGCCCCGCCTGCGGATCGTAGTTCGGCCCGTCTTCGAAAGACTCGGGACGAGCGAACCGCAGCGCGAGCTTGCGCAAGCCACGAAACACTCCGGGGGGTCCTTGATACGGCATGCTGTTCTCCTTCTGCTCTACTACACGACGCTTCTCTGAACGTCAACGATCGTCTCACCAAGCGCGGTCTGACATCTCTGAAGATATCGCGCGCCTGCCTCCAAAATCGACGGGGCGTCGTTCGCCATCGCCACCATCGTATTGCACTTGGCGCACAGCAACCCTCTAACCCTACTGCTCCGATGATCGTGATCCACGACTGGGCGTGTGGTTACCAGCGGCTTTTCACAACACGCGCAACACCCGCGCTGCTCCGACCACATTTTCTGAAAGCGGTCGAGCGTCAAACCGTATCGTCTCCGCAACGCACACGCGCGCTGCTTCTCCCGGCGAATCGGATCCGAATCTCGAGCCCGGACCTTCTCCTTGTTCGCCGCACGCCACGCCCTTGTTCTATCACTCAGCTCTTTCCTATGCGCGTGCCGATACGCGCGAGCCTCTTCTTTGTGAGCGTCGCGATACGCTTTTCGCTTTTCCAACCGCGTCTCGATCCGGTTACCCATCTACTTACGGCGTGGCTCACTCAAATGTACCGACATCGGCAGCCCTTGGTGAAAGCGTTGGTTGCTCATGTGCCCGATCGTTTCCGCACCGGGGTTGCTCTTGACGTAGACCTTAGCACCGGTCGCCGCGACGTAGTATCGCCCGCCTCGAGCGCCTTCTTGCACCGCCTTTGCCTCGGCAGTGTGCGCGTGGGTAGACAACTCCTGCGCCGAACGGCTCGCCTGAGATTTGACGTCGTCGGTCTTGCCTTGGTTGTGTTTTGCCGCCGCTTCGAAATGCGACCACGCAGCGGTAGAGTGCCACGACGCCGCATCCGTGTGTCCGGCGGCGCGTAGCTGTTCGGCTTTTTCTCGATGATAGACGTGCGCTACCTCGTGATCGACCGGACCTTGTGCTTTCTCGGCGTTCTTGCCGTCCTGGCTCATCTTCGGCTCGCGGGCTTTCTTGAGCTGCTCCGCCATCTCGCGGCCTTGGGCCATGCGACCGCGGGCCCGCGCCTCTAGCCCTTCGATGCTGCCGAGCTTGCCTTCCTTGTCGCCCGGCTCCCACTTCTCGCCGTGTGACTCGGGTGTCTCTCCGCCAGCCTTCTCGGTCGAGACATACTTCCGCTGCCCGAACTTGTCTTCGTGCCAGTATCCCACGACCTATCCCTTCCCGGGCTTCAGCTCGAAAGGCAGACCGGGGTGCGACAGCGGCTTCGTCTCGAGCCCGGGGATCACGACCTCGCCGAGGTCGCCCTTGTCGGCGCGCTCGGGGTGCTCGGGCGGAAGCGCGAGCCACTTCGCGTTGCCGTGGTAGTCCGCTTCTCGGTGCATGACCCCGGGACGTTCCACGATTGGAGTGTCGACCGGGATCCCGACGTTCGAATAGCTCTTTGGCATGACCCAAACCTACACGCGAGCGACGAGGTCGTCAACCGCCTAGCGCTGCCACGGTCCCTTGCCCCGCGTCTGCGCTGCGTCGTGGTGTTCGTTGTTGCCGACGTAGTGCTTCTCGCCGGACGCGGTCACGACGTACTGTCCACCGCGCACGCCGGTCTGCAAAGGCTGCGCCCCCTTCGCCGGCAGCTTGCCCTTCTGATACTTGCGGATGTCGCCCGGCGACGTGTAGCCGCCTTGATCCATCTGCTTCATCCCGGGTCCGACGTCCCGATACTTTCCGGAGCGCACCGCAAGCTCACGCCCGATCGCTCGAGCCTCGTCGTGCGTCTGCTTCTTGAACGTCGCGAACGACCCTTTGCCGCCAGACAGCCACGGTCGCGGTTGTTCGCCGGTTGCCCGCTCATACTCCAAACGCGCGATTGCGACTTTGTGCGGCGCCGTCGCTTCTTCATACCTCGCCTGGCTCATCGACCCCTTGTGCTCTTCTTCCATCATCCGCAAGAATGCACGACGCTGCGACAGATCGGTGTCGATCGACTCCGTAGATCTCTTGGTCATCGCCTACTCCTTCGCCTTCACGGTCCCGCCCATCTTCTTGAAGACGTGCGTGACGACCGCCCAATAGTCCCCGGCTTCCGCCTCGCCCTCGGGCCCGGCCGCCGCGAGCGCCTTCTCCCAGATCGGCTCCTCCGCCGGGTCGACCCACGACGGCGGGTTGCCGTCCGCCTCGGGGTCGTAGCCGTCGACGAGCGCCATGATCTCCTCGTCGCCGCCCCCGTCCTTGAGCTGTTGTCGGATCTCGTCGACGTCGATCGGCGGCAGCTTGATCTTACCCTTCACGAACGGCGGAGCGTTGGCCGCCTTCACGAACGTCGCGAGCTGCTTCGGCTTGATCTTGGCCATGACCGTCATCTACTCCCCTCCCGACCGCTCTGACAAGGGTGGTCGGCGAAGGTTGCGCGCCTTCGTCTCATACTCGAGCCGGAGGTCAGGGTTCGCTCGCACGATGTCTGCGTCAGCCACGACGTGCGGATTCCAGAACCGCATCGCCCCGTCGCCCCCATGACCGAGCCGCACGTGACACTCGAGCGGCGACATGCAGAGCGAGACCATGTTCGACTCATCGAATTCCAGCTCGGGATAACGGTCGACCGGCAGCACGTGATGCACCTGAACCCGATCGTCTCCACCGCACGCCGCACACCTCGAGTGCTCCTTGAGAAACCAGCGGGCCGCCTCCGCCCACTGTGCCGACCTGCGCCGGCGGAGCCACTCGTGCACACGCGACCTCGTCCACCGGTAGCGGTACCCCAGGCTCATCGGTCCACCCGCTCCCCGTCGACCCACTGCCACGCCGGCACACCCCAGTGTGGGCGCCACGGTTGCAACGCCTCACGCCCATTCGGCCGGAGCACCGGCAGCCCCCGCCACCCGCGGAACCGCTCGAGCCGCTTCACCCTCTTCGGATCCCCTCCGACGACGTCGGCGAAATCGTCAGGCCACACGAACATCCCGCCGGCCGGCGCGACCTGCCCGTGCATCACGAGCGAGTCGTCGTCGACGCGATCGTCTAGCGGGTTGCCGGCGTCGTCGACGTGCTCGCACCAGCGAAGCATGAGGTCGGGCAACTCGTCTGCCGCCGCCTTCACACCATCAGCCTGCGTCGCGGCGAACGCGGTCATCGTCTCGGTGCGTACCACGCGCTCCGCCTGCCACCATTGCTCATCCATGACGTCCATGACGCGCTCGGTAGCTTCCCCGAGTGTTTCGCCAGTCACGAGAGACATCGCGAGCGCCGACTCGGCGGCTTCGACGTTGCGCACCATCATCGCTGCCGCGTTCTGTTCGTTGCGCAACCGGAGCATTGACTCCCGCTTGCCGAGCACGCCTTCGAACCGCGACGCCTCCTCGATCGGGAGCACGACCTCGGCACCGGTGTAGCGCGCCTCGAGTTTTTTGATGTTGCCGATGAGCCCGCGCAACGCGTCCGTGCGCGCCGCCCGTCCGACCTCATGCACGTGCGACCTCATTTGCTTCGCGAGCTGCGCCTGCCCGGTCAAGATCTGTGCTTTGTAGAGCCGGAGCTGGTGCGCGGTGAACTTGTCGCTCGTCTTGCCAACGTGCGCGAGCTTTGCTTCGATCTCCTGCAACGCGCGCGTGTAGAAGTCGCGCACCTGTGCCACACCGCCGCGCTCTACCACACGAGCGAGCCGGCGGCGGCTCTCCTCGACCATGATCTCATACGGTGCGCGTGCCACAGCCTAATCCGATCGCGTCCTACCGAGGTACTGCCGCGCGTAATCCTCGAGCGACGTCCCCGAATAGGTCGACTTCTTCTCCTTCTTCTCGGTGTACTCCCCGCGCTCCGCCTTCTTCGCAATCACCTCGAGCCCGCGCCCCGGACGGTCCTGAGCTTGCACGATGTCGCGCGCTCGAATTTTGATGCTCCCGCTCGTCAGAACTGTGACCTCTTGCTCGCCTTCGTTGCCCGGATCGAAGCCGCCTTTCAGGCGATGCGTCATCACGATCGATTCTCGTGGCACCGTGACCTTGAAATAGAACCCGTTCCCTTCGTCGCCTCCGGCCGACGACAGCGCGGCGAACGTCTGCGCTACTTCTGGCGACTCTGAGAACGACGACAGAACGCCGGCGTCGAGGGTGATCTCGGCGTCCGGATCCTCTTGAACAGCCTGATATGCTTCGTCGTACATATACGCGAGCGACGAGTTTCCGCGAATGCCTCGCCACAGTTCTATCTTGGGCTTGTCGTACAGAGACTGCGACACAGCGGCGACGGCTGCGATGTCCCGCCGAACACCGTCATCTGCGAGCCCTTTGTTGAACGCACGGCTAACCTGCCCGACGTACTTACCCACATCCTTCACGGCATACTCGATGTTGGCCGCCTTCTCGGCCGCGCGCGTGCTGCGTTCCAACTCCTTCTGAATCAACGCACCGCGATCGCCGTGCACCGCTTTCGCGCACGCCGCCCGCATCGTCGCCGTCTCCGACGTCCCGGGGGACGCCCGCCAGCCATCCACCAAGCGCCACAACCGGGTCGAGTCACCGCCGGCGCGCGCGATCGCCTTGTCCGTGTTGCCCTTCTTCACGAGCCCGCGCAGCTCCTCGGGCTTCACCCAGTAGCGTTGCTTGTGCGCCTTCCCGAGACGCTCGACCACCTTCTCGATCGCGATGAGCCCGGAGCCGGCCATGTTTACTCCTCCTCGCGAATGTCGCGCGGGGGCCACGGATCGTCGTCGAGGTCCGGTCCCGGCACCGGGCTCGGGGGTTCCCCGAACGGGGTCGGGAAGTCCGGACCGTCCATCGGCTCTTGCAGCTTCAGCTCGCGGCGAATGAGCGCGGCGAGCGCCTTCGCGTCAATCGGCTTTGTCATTTTGCTCCTCGTGTGCGTCGTCGTGACACTCCTCGCAGACCGTCACGATGTTGCTCGGGTCGTTCGAATGCCCCTTGTTGCTGCGCAGCGCTCGACTCACGAGGTTCGGCGTCCCACCTTTGTGGTGCACGCTGAGCATCTTCTGACCGCCGCACTCCTTGCACTTCCACTCGTCCCGCCGGAACACACCGAGCACGAGCGACGGCGGGAGCCCGCCCTTACCACCGGTCGCGAGCGTGGCACCCTTCTCCTTCGCCTCTGCCTGCATCTTCGCGAGAGCCTTCTCCTCGTTCTGCGAGAGCTTGGGCTCCTCTTCTTTGGCGGGAGGTGTCCGGTTCTTCGCCAGCTTCACGACCGCTTCGCTCATTGCAGCGTCACCTTCCCCGGCATCTCCGGTACCTGGAACAACACGGGGTTCTTGTCTTCCGGCGGCGCCGAGATCTCGACGAGGCACCACGACGGACACTTTGCCGCCGCGATCTCCGCCGCACTGCGGCAGCTGTCACACGCCCCGACGTCGGACACCTTGATCATCGGACCGTACTTCGTTGGGATCGTCGGCACCGTGCACGAACCATCCGGGTTCGACACCATGATCTGCGCGACGAACTCGGGGTTGCGCTGCACCAGCTCGTCGAGCAACACGAGCACGCGAATCCGCACCGACGCCGGTCGACCGCACTGCTCGCACCGCTTATTGAGAGCGGCGATATGCGTCTCGCGCGCTGTCATCTCGCCGCTCACGAACTTTCGAATGTGCTCCGGCGTCCGATTGTTCATCTTCTTCATCGTTTCGCTCCTCCTGCGAAAACAGGTTCACCGTAGATCTGACTCACCACTGACCAGCTCACAGCCATCGGACCGTGCCCGAGTCGCAACCCCCGATCATCGACGAACAAGTCGGCGATCGGTTTGCCTTGCGCCCCGTCGTCGATCGCATCGAACACCCCCGGCAGCTCCTTCGCGACAAAGTCGAGCATCTGTTGATAGCGCGCCTGGTTCAGAACCTTGTCGGCATCCCACGTTTTCTGGTGCACCTTTCGCACCCCCGCGCGCACCATAGGGTCGAGCGCCGCATCCTCGCGCAGCGCTCGGTTCGCTCGAGCGGAGTACAGTAGCAGACTGTGCCCGGCCGCCTTGAGAGACGCTAGCCCGGCCTTCGCCCCGGGTACGAACATGAGCCCCGACGTGACGTCGTCGTACCCGCGCCCGTGCGCGTCGACGACGGTCCCGTCGAAGTCGACAGCGATGAGCACGTCATCCCCCGAATCGCTTGTTCTTCTTCGAAGGCTTGACCTCGGGAACGATCTCCGCGTTCTTCACCACGTCCCCGCTCGTCGTGAGGATGCCGACCTCTTCGGTCGCGTCCTTGCGCGAGGTCGGGTGCGTCACCTCTTCGACCAGAACGGTCGGGACATTCTGCGCCACCGCCCGCACGACCGCCAGGAACAACCGATCCTTGACCTGTTGCTCCGCCGGCAGCTGCTCCCACGGAACGAGACACGGATGCTCGAGCGCCTCCGGTCGTTTGGCCGGTCCGTACTTCCACCCGGCCTTGAGCTTGTGCTCCATCCATTCAAAGTGACTCTGCTCCGGCGACTTGCCGGGGTCGGCGATCGCCGACGTGACGCCGGCGATCGCGCTTTCCCGCTGCCATTCCGGAGCGGCGTCCCACGACGGGATAGTGTGATCCCCGAGCGTCGTGCAGTAGGCACGGTTTGCTTCGTGAGCAATGCGCGCGATTTCTTCTGCGGTCATCGACAGCTCCTACTCTTCATACGACTCGGAACCAGAAGTCGGCTCCTCGGGGTACTGTTCCTCGGGGTACTGTTCGGGACCGCCCGGCACCCCCTCGCCGCCGAGCATGCCCATCGCTTGCTGCATCATCGCTTGTTGCTGCCCTTGCGCCTCGGATTTGAGACGCGCGATCAACGCCTGCACGTCTTCGACGTCGTAGTATTCGGCGACGAACTGCACCGCGTGATCGAGGTCGAGCACACCCCCGGTGCGTGCGGCGATTGCCGCTCGAGTCGCCAGCTCGACGTCGGAGAGCAGCGGTTCGAAGTAGTGCGGCCACTGAATCGAGACCGAGCCACCCTTGCCGAGCTTCGGCTCGACGTAGCTCGTCTCGCCCGTCTCGGGGTCGATGACCTTGCGCTTCGGCAAGATCACGCCAGCGCGTACCGTCTCCCCGGTCAGGGGATCCGTGGTCTTCGTCTCCTTGAGCTTCTGAACCGCGGCGAGCATCATCTCCGCCAGAACGAGAACGAGCTTCTGCCCGTACTGCTCACGCAGCACGTCGGCCTTCGCCAGCATCGACGAGAACGCGCGCTCGATCTCCGTCGCCGTGCTCCGCGACATATCCGGCCGCTCGAGCACGCACTGCGCACTCTCGAGCGTGAACCCACGCAACTGACCAGCCAGGTCGAGAGCTGCCTTCGGACCGGAGCCGGAGATCTCGATGTAGCTGCTACTGCTCCCGGTCGGCAGCTTGATCGCGTTGTCGCTGCCCTTCTTGACGTCGGACATTTCGGCGTCGGTGATGAGGCTCAGCGTCGGATCGCAGTTCGCCACGATGCCCTTGTTGGCTTGTGCGATGAGAGCGTCGATCGCCGCGATCATCTCGTAGACGCCGTGACAGTCGGGGTCGCCGTCGACGTCGTCCTGCACCGGCAGGTTCTGCGCCCACACCACCGGGCAGAACCCGAGCCCGTGCTCGACTACCGTCGACCCGACCGCCGCCCAATCCGGCTCGTCGCCGTCGCCGACCGGCACCGGGTTGAAAAGCACGTCTTTCTCTTCGTCGATGATGCGCCGGTACCAGTACGCTTCCTCGCGCCACACGCCGGCAGCGTCGCGCTGCTCGACCGGGTACATGTAGCGCTTCTCGATCGACTTGAGCTTGTGCGTCATCCGGTCGGCGAACGTCGGCTGCACCCACCGGGGGTCATGCACCTCGATGACGATCCTGCCTTCGACAAACTGGAACCCGACGCACGCTGAGCCCATCGCTCCGCCGTACTGCCGCGCCAAAAGCATGAGCGCCCACAACCGCCCCGAGTCGACGAGCGCCCCGAGATAAGCCTCGGTGTCGGGGTCAGACTCGACCTTCAGAGTCGGGTGTCGCTTCTCCGAGAAGAGCAAGCCGGTGAACCGGTCGACGATGACGCGCACCAGCGGGTATGGTGCCGAGGGTCGACGGAACTTGATCGGCATCGTCGAGCCCGCGTCGTAGAACCCGGGAGGGATAGTCCCCTGCGACGCGATCGCTTCCGTCTCAATCGGATCGCAGGCAGTCCCACCATTCCAGTCCACCCGCCGACCGCTGTATGTCTCGCACCGATGCCATGCCCACAGGTAGTTCAGGCGTTGTTGTCGAGGGCTGAGCCCGAGCCGGGCAACCCGATCGTTCGTTTGCTGCGCAGTCTCGGCAGCACCTACGCTCTTCAGCGTCCGCTGCGCCAATCCGCCCAACAACCTCCGGACCAAGCCCGGCTCGTAGCTCGTGCCGCTGGACATCGGTTACTCCTTCACAGGCTCCGGCACGCGACGCGCGAGCGGGCGATCCCCGAGCACGTCTGCCTTCTGCGCGAGGTCGACCGCGACCGAGGCGACGATCATCCACTTCTCGGATGACTCGGGCCGCGGGGGTTTGCCCTCGACCATTTGCTGCCCCTTCTCGTCCTTGGTGATCTTCTGATCGACCGGCTGCATCGCCAACATCGTGCACGCGCGCGCGACGTCGAGCATGCTGAGCGATACGGTCTTCGCCAACACCGCGATCTTCTCGTCGAGCTGCCGGCCGATCGACACGATCGACACAGGGGTCTGCATCATCTCCGGCGGGATGCCCGGCACCGCAGACAACCGCGCTGCCTGGTCGTGATTCAAAGCCTGCTTCAAGTCTTCGCCTTCCATTGTCGTCTCCTCCTTGTGGTTTTCTACGCTACACTGCCCGACCCGTCAACGCGACGTGAGATCGACACGCCCCGTCTGCATCTTCTTCGAACCCATGCGAGCGCCTTCTCGGGCAAACCAGCTCGCCATGAGCGTGTCGCCGGTGTGCGCGTTGGGGTCGAAGAACAGCATTTCTTGAATCCACTGCGCGACTTCGGGGTGCATCACACCCCCGCCGTCGTTCGGGATGATCCACTTCCCGTTGCTCATCTCGACCGCGATCGACTCGACACCGAACTCCGGGCTCGCCTTGTTCTTGCCGGTCGTGAACGCCCGGATAGGGACCGCGCTGCCGGCGCGCGCGAACTGCAACAAGTAGTCCTGCGCCGCGTTGTTCTCGACGACCACAATCGAATTGTAGCGATGGTGTGTGTCGATAAGCCGGTTGACGATGTCCGGTCCCGCCCACTTGCCGGCGTCGATATTGATGAGCTGTCGGGATTCGTCCGGGTGCACGAAGATGGTAAACATCACCGTGCGACCGGCCGCCGCGTGCTTCTGCACCCCGAGGTCGACCCCCGTGAATGACCGCCCGCGAGTGACGCCGGCCATGATCGGCAAGAGCTTGAGCCCGCGCCCGCGCTCGAGACACAGATCGATCCAGGCTTGCTTGAACCGCGACTCGCTATCGTCGCGCGCCTGGCACATCATCTGCCGAGCGAACTCGAGCGGGCCCAGCTCGAGACGCCGCTCCTCGATGCGCGACTTCGGCCACCTCTCCGGCCAACGCGGCTCACCCGTCGAATCCATGACCGGATACCGGAGAGCCGTCCAGGTTGGTTGACGCGCGAACCGGTGCAACGAATCGTCGGGATGATACGCGTTGCCGACAATCCACACCCGCGCGTCGCGCGTCAGTCGACCGATGAGCGTCGCGTGAATCCACTTCCAAAGGTCTTCGCGCGCCGCCGGCGTCCGACAGTTTTCATAGTCGAGGATGTCGTCGAAGATCAACAAGTCGATGCGTGCCCCGACTATGTTGCCGTGGATACCGCACGCCTGTAGCGAGGGGTCTTTGCCAACGACCGTGCGCTGCACGAACAAGTGATGCGACGTCCAGGGGTCGCCCTTCTTGAGGTGCGGGAACACCATCGCCAGCTCCGCCGAGCTTTCGATGTACTTCGCCACCGTCCGAACGATCTTCGCCGCCTGCTCGTGCGTGTTGCTGATCACGACGACGCGCGAATTCGGGTTACGCCCCAGCTCCCACAGCACGCGCCCGATCGAGACCTGTTGCGTCTTGCCGCCTTCGGTGTGGCTCCACAACAACAGTCGTCGATGCGACGACATGAGCCCTTGCCAGGCGACGTGCATCGGCGCCATCTCGATCGGCGCCCCCGTCATCTCGTCCTTGAGCACGAACTCCATGAAGGCAGAGGGGTCCACCCGCGCCGCTTGCGCGTGGATCTCCTGCGCCTGACGCAGTCGATCTAGGAACTCCTGACCGGCATCGTCGCTCATCAGAACTCGTGACCGCAGTTCGGACACGTGGTCAGCTTGCCCTCGCGTGCCGTGAACGTCACCTCGCGCGTCGCGTGCGAAGCCTCCGCCGACGCCTCGCTCGCCGTCTTCTCTGCCGCCGAGCACAGCTTCGCAATGTCGGCCGCATCGAACCCGGTGCTCTCGAGCAACCCGTCCGCGGTCTCATTGATCTCCTGTAAGAGGTCGGCGAGCTGCGGTCGGTTCCATTCCGCGGTCTCCGCGCTCCGATTGAGAGCTACCCCGAGAGCGATCGCCTTGCGGTCGTCGATGTCGAGGCGCACGATCTTGACGACCGTCCACCCCAGATCGCGCATGACCTGCAACCGACCGTTGCCGCCGATGACCCGCCCGGTCGACTTCTGCACGACGAGCGGCTCGACCTGCCCGAACTGCAACAGGCTCGCCTTGATCGCGGCAAGGTTGTTCGTCGGATGCTTCCGAGCGTTGCGCGGGTCTTCAGTCAGCGACCCGATCGGCATGACCTCGACGATCACGCGGCTGCCCGGCGCGGCTTCTCGAGCCACTCCTCGACCGGAATCTTGAGCTGCTTCTCGACGGCTACCGCGAGCCACAGAGGTATCGCGCGGTCACCCTTGAGGTACCGCGAGAACGCCGACAGCGACGCGCCGAGCTTCAACGCCAGCTGCTCGCACGTCAGCGCATCCTCCTTGAGCAAGAGCGTGACGATCCTCTCAGCCGCCCGCGAATCGGGCTTGAGCGTGATGTACCGCCCCGAAGTAGGTCCACCCATGATCAACCTCCGCGTGCTTCCTGCACCCACGCTGCCAGCTGCGGCAGCCCATTGTCATCGACGAAAAAGCGCGGCAGCCCGAGCCGTCGCGCCTCCGCCTCTTCTCCTCGAGCGCCGGCGGAACCCTTCCACCGAGCCGTGAATACTACCGCGTGACACATCCGAAGCAGGTCGAGCGTTGCCTCGAGCCAGAACTGATCCGACAACGTCCGGTCATAGAACCGGTACATTGAATGCGGACACACCGGCACCGCACCCGTGAGCGCTACGTGAAACGCGAGTGCCTCTGCCTCGCGCACGTTGCACTCGACCAGCCACCCCGACTCGGCTCGGAATGGCCCGGCTATGTAGACGCGTCTCATAACCATAACATTTACCACTCCGTTTGTCCTGAGTCAAGCCCCTTGGCAAAAGAAACCTACAGCCCGATCCCGTCCGCCGCGTTGTCGTCGAAGAGCCCGGCGTCGCGAATGTACCGGCGCACCATCGTCACCGACCGATGTCCAGTCTGGCCCATGATCGCGCGCTCCGACTTGCCTGCTCGAGCCGCCGTCGTCACGAGCCCGGCCCGGAGCGAGTGACCGGAGACCTTGGCCGGGTCTAGCCCGGCAGCCTTGGCCGCCGACTTGATCAGGTTCGCGATGTCCTTGCCGTCGAGCCGCAGCCCGGTCGACTTGCCATGCCTGGTCAGCCCGACGAACAGCGGGCCCGCTACGTCTCCGCGCTCGCCGAGCCACACCGTGACCGCGCGCACCGGGCAGAGCGACCCGCCGCGCGGGATGCCGACCTTCCGGCCGGCTCCTTCCTGGTCGGTCTTCGACCGCCGCAGCGTCACCGTGAGCCCATCCTCGGACGTCGCCAGGTCGACGACGTCGAGCCCTACCAGCTCCGATCGGCGGAACGCACCGGCGAACCCGAGGAGGAGGATCGCGCGATCGCGCGTGCCCTTGAGCCCGGACGGAAGGGTCGACACCATAGCCCGGAGGTCCGACAGAACGATCGGCGCGACCTGCCGCTGAGCCGTGAGCTTCGTCCGGCGGATGCCTTGAAGCACCGACCGCACCGGTGCCGACGCTCGAGGAGAAGGATACCCGCCGGCGCGCTGCGCCTCAGAGATCGCGGCGAGAGCCCTCTCGATGGTCGCCACCTTGCGACCGGAATCGGCGAGCTTGGCAATGTAGACGGCTACGGTCTCCGGCGTCGCCGGCATGAACGAGAGATTGCGCGACCCGCACCACGCCGTGAACGCACCCCAGCTCGTGCGGTAGGCGCGTCGTGTCGCGTCCGACTTGGCCGCCTTGGCATAGGTGCGTGCCGACTCGAGCGAACGAGCTAGCGCCGCCGGTGCCGCGGGGATGAGGTCAGCACCCATAACGCCGCTCCGATTCGCACTCGGCGCGGTACTCGTCATCCTCGGCGCACTTGCCCTCCCAGGCTTCGCGCTCCTCATCGGTCAGAGCCTTCACGTCGACGACCTTGACCTTGCCGGTGCCGTTGCACTCGTCGCAGGGTCGGTCGTAACCGCCGCGCATGTACTCGGCGAACTCGTCTTCGTCCCAGTCGCGTTCGCGGTCAGCCTCGGTGATTGCCCCGAGGTACGCACTGCTCTTGCCGTGACCGTCGCAGCTTCCGCAGATCTCCCAACGTGTCGGGAGCACCCGCTCGTTACCGTCCGCATCCTCGATCGTGTAGTCCCGCGGCATCCTCGCCTCCTTCTCTAGTAGTCGCTTCCGAACCGCAACTCGCGCTCGATGTCGAGAGCGTCGGCGACCTCGTCGCCGAACATCGCGCGGTCTTCTTTCCAGCGGTTGTAGTCGGCGACGCCGGCGTTGTACTCGGCGTTGTCGCGAGCACGCTCGGGGTCACGCTCCACCGCTTCCGGCTCCGGGCAGCTCGTGTGCCGCGAACCCAGGCAGCGATCCCACATGATCTTCTCGCCAGCTTCGAAGCGCTCGTTGCACTTGCGACACTTGCCGGCGAACTTCGCAGTGATGATTCTCATCGCCTTGCCTCCTCGATTGTCAGCTTCTCATTCTCCCCGTCACTTGTCAAGAGAATTCGTACCCCCGTATCCTGGTCACCGACCGGAGCCGCGGAGCATCGACTTCTCGGCGAAGCTCATCGTTCGCTCACCGGCGACGATCACGTGGTCGAGCACCGGGATCCCGAGAATCTTGCCGGCGTCGACCAGCCGACCGGTCAGCGCGACATCTTCGGCACTCGGTGTCGGGTCGCCTGAAGGATGGTTGTGCACGACGATCACGGCGGAGGCACCGAGCAGCACCGCGGTTCGAAACACCGTCCGCGGGTCGACCCCGACCCCGTCGATGCTGCCGCGAGCGACCTCGACGTAGCCGAGCACCCGGTTCTTGACGTCGAGCGGGAAGGCGAGAAACACCTCCTGCTCTTCACCCTCGAGCAGAGCCGCCGCGATGCTCGCCGCGTCCCGGGGCTCGCGTATCGGGGTCTCGTAGTCGACTTTGGAGTCAGCCGCCACCGGCACCCGGCGCGACCGCAGCTCGAGCTTCTTGACCGTCTTCATGTCTCCTCCTTCAGCCACCGGCCCCGTAGGTCGTCTCGGCGAGAGCCGAGCCGGCGTCGATGGTCTCCTCGAAAGTCCGGGCTTCCTCGAGCCAGTCCCAGGTCTCGAGAGCCTTGGCGAAGGCGGCGCCGACCGGACACTCAGCCTTGTGGGGTTCGTGGGTGTCCCAGGAACCGCAGGAGCAGCGGCGACCGCGAAGCGTCGCTTTCATCAGCCGGCGAAGCACTGAAGCGCGAGTCATCATGGCGACCTCCTACGCTCAGAGTGTCTCATTATCCTGTACAGTTGTCAATAGAATATGGCACACCGCGCCCCCTGTTTTTTCTTAGTGTTTTCGTGCTAGATCTCACACATGGCCGACTTTCGCGAAGAGCTTCACCCGCGGGACCGTGGCAGATTCGCTGAAAAAGCGCGCGAAGCCGAAGCACTTGCCACCCTCGCCGACATCAAACACACCCGGGACGCTCGCGAGCGCTCCGCCTCCCACCCCATCATGCGCGAGCCGACGACCCCGCCCCCGGGCGAGCGAGCGGCCTACGCGCCCGACATCCGACGCGACGACAACGATGACGGCATCGCCGACCGCTCTCGTGTCGGTCTCGGCGGGCGCGACACGTGCCCTCCCGGCGAGATCCCTCGCCTCCCGAACCTCACCGAGCGCGAGCGCGAGGTCGAGTCTCACTTCGCCGACGCATACGAGCGCGACCCACAGGCCAAGGTCGACGAGTACCGCGCCACCGTGAAGAACAACGTCTTCAACACCGACGACGCGAAGATGCTTTCGCCCGACTACAACCCTCCGAAGGAACTGGGCTACTCACGCGACGCGATCAATGACATGCGCTCGCAGAACAACGTGCTCGTGCACCAGACCGCGAACGCGATCGCGAAGACCGCGTTCCTGCAACGTCTCGACGAGCTGCCCGCCGGCTCGAGCGTGCTCGTCACTGCCGGCGGCTGCGCGGCTGGCAAGGGCTACGCGATCGGACACGTCGAGCAGGCCAAAGCGCTCGAGAACATCGTGGGCGCAACCTGGGATGCGGCCGGCGAGCAGAACAGCACCGAGAACCCCTGGATCCTCGACGAGTGCCGAGCCCGTGGGCTCAAACCGATCTACACCTTCGTCGACGCCGACCCGCTCGCACGCTGGTCGAGCGACCATCCGCACGGGGTCATCGAGCGCGCCGCCGGCAAAGGTCGCATGGTCGACGCCCGGCTCTTCGCTGACAGCTACGCCGAGGGGTCGAAGAACTTCGCCGCCTTTCACGCCGCCCACAAAGACGACGCCGACGTCGGCTTCATCCTGATCGACGCGCGCACCGACTCCGCTACCCCGCGCCTGCTCGAGAACTTCCCCGAGGTCGCGCTGCGCGCTGACTCCGACGAGATCTATGCGCAGGCGTCCCGCATCGTCGACGAGAAGCTCGACCTGAACCCGGCGATCCGCCGCGGCGCTACGGTCGGACGCAGGATCTGGGGAGCCCCGTGAGCCCGGCCGCTCGCGAAGGTCTCGTCGCCGTCGAGCGGGAAGTGTCGCGCTCCACAGGCGAGACCCACACGCAGCGCTTTTGGGTACGGCGCGAAGATCTGAAAGACACCGTGCGCGCCGACCCCCGCCTTCGTGTGGTCGCGAGCAGCAACGCTCCCAACCTCACAAAGCTCACCGCTAGCGAGCGCAAACGAACATCATGGGACCGGGCCCCACCCATCGTCAAATCGGCGGCCCGCTCTCTGCTTCAAGATGCCGGCGGTTTGTCGGCAGCGCTCGAGGCGATTCAGAACTCCAAAAAAGACGACCTGCTCATCGACCCGGTATCCAAACAACCGACGACAGCCCTTCGTGTTCGCAACGCGCTCGAGGCACTGCGCCCGCAACCCCTCCCCAAAAACGAGGAGTATGTCACCGTTCACCACGCCACGGACGCCGCGAGCGCGGCGACGATCTTGAAGGACGGGCTCATCCCCGAACTGAAGCCCCACACGCTCGCCTCCGAGCGCTACGAAAAAGGCGAGGCTGCCACCTTCTCCCCGGGCTCCGGGCTGTCCCGCGGCACCTACGTCGCCGAGCCGGGCAAAGCCGAGAGCTACGGGCGGGTCGTGCTCGAGCTGAAGATCCCGAAGTCCTATCTCGAGGTCTCTCCCGAGCAGACCACCCTCGGTGTCACCGACGCCGGCGAGTCTCTGAAAACTCACGACGGTGCGGTCATCACCAAACCGATCCCGCCATCCGCCATCCGCGACGTGGCGGCGCCGCGATTCACCTTCGAAAAGCCGCTGCCGGCCGGGATACACGAGCCGGTTGCTGCCGCCCTGACCACCCTTCTCGACACCTACCCGGAGATCAGCGGTCTCAAGATCAACATGAGCGAGCTGTCCGGCACTGGCGTCATGGCGCTAGGCGGGAAGACCAGCATCACCCTCAATACCCAGATCTGGGATGACCCCGCCAAGCTCGCCGAGCATGAGAAAGCGTGGACCGGTCTAGTCATCGACGCCACCCCCGCCGGGACCGTGGTGCACGAGGTCGGTCACGTGATGTCGAAGTACGTTCACGATCAGCTCGGAGACGACGACTTCGATCGCATCATCACAAAGCACGCGCCAGACCACGGCTCTCTCTCCTCCCCCTCAGTGTATGGACAAGAGTCGCCCGGTGAATTCTTGGCCGAATCGTTCTCTGCCCGGCACTTCGGTCACCACGCGAACAGAGACACTGAAGAAATGCAGCGCTACCTTGCGGCATCGGTCTCCTTGTGGGACGAGCTGATCTCCGAAGCGAGGAAACCCCGATGATCCCCGTCACCCCGCCCCCGCACCTCCGCATCACCGCCGACCCCGAGCCCGACGACACCGTCGTCAGCGACCCGAAGCAACCGCTCTACGACCTCGCCGAGATCCTCCGTTCGAACCTCGAGAAGAACCTCGCCGACCCCGAGACCTTCTCGATCGAGCGCGAGCTTCAAGAAGACGCGATCGAACCGAGCCCCGACCTCGGGTTCCCCGTCGAGCTACCCGACCTGAACCCGGACGGTTCGACGAAGCCCTAACCGACGCAGATCACCGTCGCGACTTGGTACCGCTCGCCGTCCGACGACAGCTTGATCGCGACGCCGGAGAAGAACGAGTCGCCGTGAAAACCGTCGTACCCGAGCAGCGACAGGTCCCCCGTACGCATGAACTGGTCGAGGTGGTACCACGTCCCGCGGTAACACAAGAACCCGTCGACGACCTCCTCGGGATCCTGGTAGTCGAACTCCCGCTCGAGCACCGCCGCCGGCACCTCGGTCCTGTAGGCGAACGGCTTCCACTTGTGGTCAGTCTTGATCAACGTCTTCACGTCAGCACCTCCGCCACGGGCTCGACAGCCTTCCACACGTCGCGAGCCGTCTTGACCGTCTTGAACGCATCGATCGCGAGCGCACCCGCAGCCCCCGCCGGCGCACCGAACACCATCGCACACACGAACGCGAGCACTGCCGCAGCCGACATCACCTCCGCCGTCCGGAGCCCCTTCCCGCACGCACTCACCAGGCTTCCCACGACCGCACCTCCTCACCACAATCACTATCGTGACATTCTCGCCTTCGTTTGTCAAGAGAAAAGAGACGTCAGGCCGACATCACCTTCGACCCGTTATCCTCCGCGCTACCGGTCTCGTCCCAGTTGACCAGATCGAGCGTCCCATCCTCCCGCACCGCCGGTACCCGGTCGTATGCCTCGCGCGCCGACGACTCGAATGCCCGAACCAGGAAGTCGAGCACCACCGTCTCGCTCTTGCCCGATTCCTTGACGAGCCAGTCGACCCAATCCTTTCGGATCCGCACCTCGACCCGCCGGGTCGTTCTCACGACCCCGTCCTTGCTCATCGTCCACTTCACTCGAGCCATCGTTCAGCCCTCCTCCGCCATCCGCCGGCGAGCCGCGTGGAGCGCTCCCATCGGCGTCCCCTTCGTGGTGAGCAACCCGACCGACCGGCAGGCTTCGTGAGCCGCGGCGCCGCACGTCGTGCAGGGCTTCCGGCGCATCCACTCTTCCGGAGCGTACCGAAGAAAGGTCTCGGTGCCGTCCGACCCAACCCGGTACATCTCGAATCGAGTCGTTTTCTTCGACCCCTTGAACCCCTCGACCCGCTTCACTTTGAACGTCGCACCCTCGAGCGACGTGAACGTGAAGCACCCGGTCACCTCGAGCCACCCGTAACCCCTCGTTCGCATCGTCATCGCACCCTCCTTCAAGCGGCCTTCTTCACCGGCTCCGCGTCCCCGTAGCAGGGGAGGTCGCAGAGATCTTCCGCCGCGTGTTTCCAGCAGTACCAGCTGCCCTTCTCAGCCCGGCAATCGCAACCGGGGTGCCCGCAGCTCGGTGCCCCAACCATCCGGAGCCCGCTCTTCTTCGTTCCTTTCTTCATCGCGAGCCTCCTTCCCACGATGCAAGTGTCTCATTATCCCGTACGAATGGCAATAGAAAACGACAAGCCGCGGTCGATTCTTTGACGCTGTGCGTCAGGCAGCCGCAGCGGTGAAGCCACACACCCCGGCAGTCGAATCACCCATCCCGAGCATCGCAGCCGCGGCAGTCTCGGCAGCCTCGGCGGCAGCCACCGCAGCCTCGGCCGCCTTCTTGGCGACGGCGAGCATGGCGGCGACCGCATACTTGGCTTTGTCCGAGCCGTCCGACTCCTCGGCAGCGGTGCCGGCGGCATCCGCGGCGAACGCCGAAGCCGACGACGACTCGCGAGCGATGTAGGCCAGGGCTTTCATCGCCTCACCCATCGACGATCCGCTCTTCTTCTTGCCCGCCATGACACCCTCCTTCCTACAGGCAGAGTGTCTCATTCTCCCGTACGATTGTCAAGAGAATTAGCGCTGTTGCTGGTATCCGATCGCCTCGAGCGCAGCGACCTCGAGCAGCGCCCACTCCTCCGGCGTCTCCGGTCCCTCCGGCTTGCGCAACGCCGCGAACCGGTCGTCGCCCATGAGCTTGCGCCGCATCGCGCCCGATCGGCGCGCGAGCCAGACCTCCTCGGCGTGATCGTGAATTCGCTGGAACCGAAAGTCGAGCTGGTCCCATACCGTCGTCATCCGCCCGATCGACGCCATGTTGTCGACGACCTTGTTGCCGCAGTCGCTTCCCATCGCACCCTCCTCATCCGCTCGAGTCGTAGCTCGAGATCTCGCCGCACTTCTTGCAGCGGGTCACGTGCCAACACATCCCGAAGTGTTGCACCCCGAGCTTCCGCGCCTCGTCCCCCGAGATCTCTTCGAAGTCGTGCTCGCATGCGAGCGTGTGCCAGCAACCCTGGCACCGCGCCGGGTCGGTCACGTTCTCGTGATCAGGCGACCCGTACTCGATCAGGTGCGCCCGGCAGCTCTTGTGCAGCCGGAGCTTCGCAGCCGCAGCCTCAAGCTCAGCCGTGACACCCTCGGGCGTCAGCGAGATCTTGCCGCTCTTCACGTCGTCGATGAACTTGCGCCACTCGTCATCCCAGCCCTCGATCCCGCGCACCCACTTGGCGCGACACGTGAGCTTGAAAAGCTCTTGCTCCTTCTGGTAGACGGCATACTCAGCCGCCCGCTTCGCCTCGAGCGCTCGTCGCTCCGCGGCTTTCATCCTCGGCTTTCGTGGCATCACACCCTCCTTTAGAAGCTGAAGTCGTGATACTTGCCGCGGCGCCCGATGCTGAGCCCTTTGCCGCCGCCGCGGAGCTTATTCAGCCGGCCGGTCACCGGGTTCTCGACCATCTCCCCCCACTTCCCGCTCGGAGCCCGCTTGAAGTAGAAGACCCGTCCGTCCGGGTTCGGGGTGAAAACGTAGTCCTGACACTCGCTCATCCCGTTTTTGTCGACCCGCTTGGCGTCATCTTCGACGACCTTGACGACCACCGAGCCCTTGTCGCGAAGGATGTCGACGATCGTCCCGGCGTCGCGGTCCGACCAGCCGCACATCGTGACCCCCATCCCGATCTCGGGCTCGGGCTGTCCGATGACGCTCCTTGAAATGATGTCGTTGGTGATGCTGCCGAAAGCCATGATGCCCTCCTAGTTCTTGCGGATGGTATCGACGAAAGCGCGAATCGTCTCACCGAGCACCGTGTCATCGACCCCGCCGGCGACTGCCGCCATGCCGACTTCGAAGACCGTGCAAATGTCCATCATGTCGATCTGAATCCCCGAGCACGTCGCGTAGTAGGCTTTACTGACGCGCGCCTCGGCTGCCCTGGTTTCCTTCTTTGTCATCGCTGCCCTCCTTCGATTGTCATCGTCTCATTCTCCGAGACGATTGTCAAGAGAATTTAGCGGAGGTAGGTGCCCCCGTACTCGGTCACCCCGAGCGCCCCCGTGAAGATGTTGCCGCGAGCGTGCTTCGCCGGCTTCTTCCACCCATCGGCCTTGAGCACGTCGCCGTTCGTGGTGTCGATGAAGCAGTGCACCGACCGGCTGTCGTCCTCGCGAACGACCCGGATGTAGCGCCGACCGGGGTCGAGCTTCAGCACCGGGCGCGTCAGGTTCGGATAGCGTTCGTGACCTTTGTCGACGATCGCCTGTGCTTTCGCGAGCCAGGTCTCGAGCGCCGCTGTGAACTTGGGATCCATTGTTCTTTCCTCCTCGATTGTCATCGTCTCATTCTCCGAGACGATTGTCAAGAAAATTGTCAAAAAAAGGTCAGTCGGTCCTGACCTGCCAGGTGATGTTGAACCCATCCTCGCGCGCGACCTTGTCGGCGAGCCGCTCGCCCGCCGGCGTGAGCTTGCCCCACTCGTCGACGAGCCCGGCTCGAGCCCACTTGCCGGTGAAGTCGGCGATCGGCAGCGTCCCGCGAAAGGCTCGCATGACGACGATCATCGATCGTTGCGTGCCGGTCAGTTTGTCGGGGTCGATGAAATTCATGGTCTACTCCCCCGTGCTTTCCAGAACGGTTCGAACGCGAACGGAATGTCGGCCCAGAGCTTGCCGTCGACCGCGCTCCTGAAATGGGTGGCGCCGTGAATCTCCCCGGAGCCGATATGCTCGGCGATGATCTTCTCGGCGATCGGCGTCGCTTCGACGTATAGGTCCGACTCGTGCGAATCGATCTTGCACCCCGCGCTCACCAGAGCTTCATACACACTTGCCATGATCTCCCCCTTCTTATGTCGCCGAGAGCCAGCTCTCGGCTGCTTTCGGCGTCGTCGGAATCGGCCCGACGTCGAGGTCGATGTCGACCCCACCGCACTTCGGGCAGCCCTCGCTCGAGGCGCGCGTCGCGCCGGCGACAGTCTTGAAAACGTGCCCGCACTCGAGGCACTTGTAACCGCTGGTGTGCTTCGTGGTTTTCATCGCTGGTCTCCTTCCCACGACGCTATCGTCTCATTATCCCTTCCGTGTGTCAAGAGAATTCGACTAGACCCTCGGTGCCATCAGGTCGCGCGCGAGCATCATGCACCACTTCGACCGGTTCAACATTTGCCGCATCCGCTCCCGATCGGCCGGCGTCGAACCCGGGACCGCGACCAATTCCTGCACGTCGCTCGCGATGCTCATCGCGAGCATGACCACGTCGCGCGCGTCGGTGAAGTCGGTCATCGTGCAGCCGGTCTTGAAATCGGCGTTCGTCGCGCCGAACATCGTGCGCTCACGCGCCTGCCGGCGCTCCGCCTCGAGCGCGTCAAGCTCGTACGCCGCCACCTGTTTCTCCCGTGCCATCGTCGCCTCCTTCTCAGTCGCAGTTGCACATCACCAGGCACCGCGCGTAGTCGATACCCGTCTCCTCGTGCAGCGTCGCAGCCGCGTCACCGGGGCGACCGATGTCACCCGGGTCACGAGCGCGGTCGGAGAGCCGGCGGAACTCGGCGTTGTAGGCATCCTCTGCGATCTCCTCTGCCATCCGCGCCTTGATCGCCGCTGCTTTGAGATCGACGAACCGGCTTTCCGCTTTCGCGGCGACTTCCATGACCTTCTTGTAGCGCGTCTCCGCGCGGTTCATCCGCGTCCACGCCTTACCCGCTTTGCGCTCCGCTCTGTTGCGGTGCGCTTCCAACCTCTCGAGCTTCGTCATGTTGCCTCCTCGATTGTCATCGTCTCATTCTCCGTGCCGAGTGTCAAGAGAATTCGACCTACCCGCCGGTGATCTTCATCCCCTTCGACCGGCGCTTCAGATCTTCGAAGAGCTTCCGGTTCGGGTGAAGCTCCCAGAGCTTCGGCTCGTTCACCGGTCCCCAGACCATCGTGCGGCAGAGGGTTTTGCGAATCTCGTCCTTGGTGTACGTGTGGCTCTCGTGGTACTCGCCGCCGGGCGGCAGCGTCAGGTCGACGACTTTGCCGTTCCAGGTCAGCCAGGCGTGCTCGATCGGGATCCCGAGCAGGCTCGCTCCCGAGGCATACCCCTCGTGGTACTCGATGCCGGGCAGCTCCGTGTAGAGCATGAACCGCGCGCAGTTCTCGTAGCAGCTTTTCATCTTCGGCACGAACCCGATGCGCCGAATCTCCGCCTTGATCTCCGGCGGAAGGTGCGACCACGGCACCGGACACCAGCCGCGGGTCGAGTACAACTCGATCCGCCGGTCAGTCGTCAATCGCTTCCTCATCGCGCCCTCCTTCCTACGATGAGAGTGTCTCATTCTACCGTCCGTGTGTCAAGAGAATTAGGCGGCGACCGGCACCTCCTCGACCTTCCCGACCGCCTTCACCCGGGTCACCACCGTCTCGGTGATGCCGTTCCGGGTCGCGTGTTTCTTGACCGTGGCCTTCACTTTCCAGGTCTCCCCGACCTCCCCGAGCGTCCCGCCGGCGGAGGCGAACCAGACCGCCACGTTGCCCTCGGGAGTCAGGAACCGGTGGATCCGGGTCAGCCCGTACATCCCCTCGACGTCGAAGCGGTCGATCAAGGTCAGGGTCAGGTCGAGCCGCTTGCCGGGCTCACCGAAGGCTACCGAATTCTCGAGCCGCTTGCGCTTGATCTCGTTCCCGACCTCCTTGTTGTAGGCGGAGACGATCGAGGCGGCGATCCCGCCTTCCTTGTACCCCACGTGACCGAACCGGGCGACCAGCCGCACGTTCCAGAGGTAGTCGCTCGAGGCGTTCTCGGTGAGCCCGACCGCCCACTCGGCGGCAGCCCCCGCGAGTTTCTCATCCTCGGGAGTAGGCACCGGGCGCGAACCCGGATTCTCGCGCCAGTGGCGGAGCAGGTAGCTGTCGGGGTTCAGCGTCGACCAGACCGTGTCAGCCGTCGCGGTCCGCGGAGGGTTCGAATCCCGTGCAGCCCCTCGGCTCATCCACCCGTCCCGGCGGATGATGCAAGCGGTCATGGCCAAGAAATCGGCGAGCGGGACCACGTTGTACCCACCGCGACCGCCGCCCCCGAAATCCTCGGCCTCGCGGCAGAGAGCGTCGATTTCGAAGAGCACCTCGGCCCCCGCCGCGAGAGCTTCCGGGCTCTTGTGGCCCAGGAAGTCTTTCAGGCAGGAGCGGCCGACGAGCTTGAAGGTCCCGTCGTCGTGGGCGACCACGAAGACCTCGAGCCGCGAGCGGGTCAGGCGGCAGTGGTCGCAGGCGATCGGCGCGGTCCGGTAGCCCTCGGGGACCTCCTCACCCGGCACCGACCGGATGACGTTGCCCTCACCGAGACTGGCGACGACGGCGATGAGGCGCCACCCTTCGAACTTGGGTGCCTTGCCCTCGACGTCGACCTCGCAGAACTTCATGCTCGGGCGTTTCTTGGTGTCCGGGTCGACCTCGCCATACTCCTTGACGAAGGGCTCCCCGACCGTCCAGGTCGGAGGCTCGACCCCGAGCTTCGTCGCGCGCTTCACCAGCTTGCCGAGCCCGGCGACCAGGCGCGAGACGTTGAATTCGGGAACCGTGACTTTCATCTCCCTCACCTCAAGAGTATCGTCTCATTATCCTGTACGGTTGTCAAGAGAATTCGCAACAAAGATCAACCCGCAGCCGGCTTCACCCTCGGCTCGACCACGGCAATGACTTCGAACACACCGCTCCCGCGGTCTACCGTGCGATAGATGCACATCGGGCAGTTGTGGAACTTGACGCTCTTGCGCGCCTCTCGGAGACACGCCGCCTTGCTCGTGCGCGGGTAGATCGAAGTACCGTAAAAGTACAACGCCTTGTTTTTCATCGCCTCACCTCAAGCTTAGAGTCTCATTATTCGGTACGGTTGTCAAGAGAATTCAAACCTCAATCGTCGCGATCGGCCAGTCTGTGTGCGACCCGCTCCCGCAGCCACATCGGCACCTCGCTCGCGTACACCCGCAACCGCGGTGTATTCAGCGCTCGAGCCGCGCGCATCGTGTCCCAGAACCACTCACTCGCCCACTTGCGCCCTTTGCCGTACGTGGGATCGTGCCGGTTGATGCGGTCGTGAACCCCCTCGCGGAATTCCGCGAGCACCGTCGCACCCGTGACCGGCGCCCACCCCGTGAGCCCGTGGTCGTAGGTGCGCGCGGGGTCGACCGCTTTGACCGCGGCGACGTACGCTTTGAGCGACACCGAGTGACCATTTCCGAGTCGGATGGTTTTCACGAAGCACCTCCTTTTTTTCGCAAAGAGTGCCCGACGCTCGGCTTCTCGCCGACCACCCTCACGACGCGGATGCCGGTCCATCCGTACGCATGCGTCAACTCGTCGACCCGTTTGCGAGCGTCGGCTTCCAGAGAATTGCCCCACACACTGTGCACCACGTTCTGCGCGTCTACGACGCAATGCCAAACACCACTCGTTCTCATGGGTCTCCTTCACGAACGTACCCTAAAACAGCCAGACCAATCACACCCTCCTAGCTGAGTGACACCGGGCGCGAATCGGTCTCGAGCATTCGGTAGTTGACCGGCTCGTCGCTCGTGAGAACGACGAAGTCCGAAGGCATGAACCATCGCATGAGCAGCTCGACTCCGGCGCGGGTCGCCTCTTCGAAGGTAGAGAACGCGCACCCGTTTGAGCACGCCGTCTCCTTCGTGCTGCCCGTACCGCCTCCGTAAACGCCAACCTTGAACGACATCGCAGGCTCCTTTCCGTTTCTCCCCACGATCGGATGGTCTCATTATCGTGTACGATTGTCAAGAAAATAGAGACACGAATCGACCGGGCTCGAGCGGAGCCCGCGCTACTTGATCGGCTTCGTCAGCTTGACCAGCCGCGCAGCCGGGCTCGAGCGCCCGGGAGGCAGCGACGCCTTCAACCGCGCCGCGCTCGTGAGCACCCTCTTGCCTTGCGCGTCGTACTCGATGAACTCCCCGGCGTCAGCCAGCGACAGCAACTCGGCGCCCTCGTCGACCTGCGGCTTCGTCATAGTCCTAGCCGTCCCTTCGCCACTTCGAACCCGGGGTCGCCGTCGCGCAACGACAGCTCGCCTTGCCACGACGTGTCACCGAGCAGGAAGTCCTTGCCGACCGGTTTGCCATCGACCTTGATCGATGCGACCTCCCACGCCCGATCGGCGTGTCGATCGGCGAGCGCCCGCGCCTCGGCCGGCGGCATCCCCGCCTGCTCGAGCACCTTCGGGAATTCCTGCCGCACCTGATCGGCGTGCTCCTTGTTCCAGTTGAACCCGAACCGCGCCCACGTGTAGCGACCGACACTCCCGGCCGCCATTGTCACCTTCGACACCCCGAGCTTGCGGTACTCCTCGAAAGCGTTGCGCGTGATCTCGGCACCGATGCCCTTGCCCTGTTGATCCTCGTCCAGAAACATCCCGACGTGGTGCACCGTCAACGCACCGGACGAATCGCGCGCGAACTGCCGCGTGATCGTGCCGACCTGTTGACCGCTCCGATCGTGCAGCGTCGCCGCCACTAGCACCGCCGGAGAATACTCCACCGTCGACCGCGGAGCCCCGAGATTCGAAAGCGCCTGATAGCGAATCGTCTCCTCGTCCAACATCTCCTCACCAGGATTGTCGGCTGCGAACTTCGCTCGCACCGTGTCCATAGCCATGCGAACCGTGCTCTCGTCGTGCGTTACGACCACGCGCTTGTCGGCACGCTCGTCGTCGACGTGGTCTATCTTCACCGCGTAGCCGGGCGGGGGGCGCATGGTCTGCCGCAACTCCGCCGGCGTGATCTTCTTCTGGAACACGCGCTCGACGTTCTCATCGAAGTGTTCTGGAAACTCCTCGGGGTTCTTCGACTCGACCGCCGCCGAGCCCTCGCCCGTCAGCTGATCCTTGAACCCGCCTTCGCGAATCCAGAACCGCTGCGTGTGCGTCCGCCCCGACCGCGACACCTCACGCTCGACTGCGATCAAGCCTTCACGTGGCATGCTCGCAACCTACCTCACTCCGACTCGATCGGCCAGAGCCCGAAGTCCCCGTCGCGCCAGCCCCAGCTCGCGCCCTCGACCGGCACGCACTGCTCGAGCAGCTCGCACGCCTCATCCTCTTCGTGAGCGTCGTCGCTCATGTCGTCTCGCAGCGCCGCCGACAGCGCGCGCACCTCGTCCTGGTGACCCGCCATCGCACAGAACGCCGCGAGCGCATCCGCGCATCGCCGGCGCGTGTGCTCGTGCCCGAGCGCCCCGTCTCCGAAACACCCGCAATCCTCTAACCCGAGCTTCGTCCACCCTGCCATGTTGCCCTCCTCACAAGCATCCGTCGTCATAGTGGTCTTCGTCGAGCCCGGCCGCCTTCGACGTCTCCGGCTCCTCCGGGAAAAGCTCCGCCGCCGTGCAGCCATCCCACGTGATCTTCGCGTCGCCGTACGCGCCCACCGCGTAGCCGAACGTCGCACTGATGTCGGGGTGCGGTCCGACGTACCGGTGAGCGAACTTGCGCGCACCCTCGAGCGTCTTGAACTTGCCCCGCTTGTGGTAGTGGTCGATCGTCGTCAGCCGCACCACGATCTCCCTGCCCCCGGTCCCCTTCGTCTCGCTCACGTTAGACCTCCTTCCATGTCAACCTGTACTCCCAGAACCGACGCACCATCATCCCGGTCCCGCCGAACAGCCCGTGCCGATTGTGCTGATGGTCGTACCGCTTGCCCTTGCGAGCCTCGACCCTGCCCTCGGCGACGAGCTTCCGGAGCACCTTGCGAGCCGCGACCGGGGTCAGCCCCATCGCCACCGCGACCTCCTTCGTCGGGCACCATGCCCCGGCGCCAGCAAGAAACCCGAGAGCCTTCGTTCGCGCATCCATCGCCTCACCTCGAGCATAGCGTCTCATTCTCCCGACCGTTTGTCAAGAGAATTATCGATCTTCGACGAGCACGAGGTCGCAGTTGTAGGAATCGAAGGAGAAGAACGGCACCCCCTCCGCCTTGGCCCGCTCGCGAGCCTCGGACCCGACCGTGTCGATCATGCTGCCGTCCTTGGCGCAGTAGACCCCGTTACCCATCCCGCAGTACGCGAAGACGCCGGCCGCGCACGGCACCGGCTTGAGAGGGGTGTTGGCGTGAATCCACCGATCCCCGTAGGGCTTCAGCATGTAGACGTCGCCCGGCTTCCACACCTTGCGCCGCGCGATCTTCGCCGCTACCGCGTCGAGCTTGGCGAGCATCGCGGCATCGACCGGCTTCAGCTCGCGCATCGCGGTCAGCGCTTTCGAGACCGCCTCGCTCGTGGCGAGCAGCGCGGAGAGCGCCCGGTGATAGGTCGCCTCGTCGACGAACTTGTCCGAGAGGTACGTGCGCATCGTGCCCTCCTCGAGCACCGGCACCCCCTTGAGATTGAACAGCACGCGCTCCGTCATCGCACCCTCCTTTTGGTTGTCACTCACGACGGGTAGAACCCGAGCACGAACCCGTTGTAGGGTTCGGCGTTCCAGCCCTCACCGCGCAGCCCGGTCGGGAACGGTCCCGGGGTCGAGTAGTTCCCCAGCTCGCCGGCGCTGATGTCGCTCCCGGCACTCACCATCGTCCACTCGAATGGGCCCTCCTCCCAACACACCGACCAGCCCGAGCCCCAGCCGCGCTCCTTCGTCTCGGCCGGCGACCAGAGCACCGCGCCCCGCGCGTCCCAGGTCTCCGTGAGCCACGTGTGGAACCTCTTCGCCGCAGCCGCCGGCGTCTTCGCCTCGAGCACCTTCGCCGCTGTCACCTTCACTGGCATCGCACCCTCCTCAAGCCGTCGCCGGCTTCATTGTGAGCCCCGCACACTTCCAACCGTGGTACTGAGCGGGGGTGGTCGCGATCAACTTCGTCCCGTGGCGCTTCGTGATCAGCGTCCCGTCGTGGCCGAAGAACAAGAACAAGGGCAGCGTCGCATCCTCGGCGAGCTTGCCGAACATCGACTCGTCGAGCAGCAACTCAAACGCCGCGGCAGCCTTGGCCGCCTTCAACGCCCACATCGCCTTCATCCGCTTGGCCGTCTTCGACATCCCGCACCTCCTCGCTACATGAGGAGTGTCTCATTCTCTGAGCCGAGTGTCAAGAGAATAGTGGCGTCAGTCGGCCCGAGACGCGCACCAGAAGATTCGCCTTGTACGCGAGCGGTGTCGGCGTGCCGCAGTGCCCGTCCCACACGACATAGACCGTGTCGGCGCAGAGACTCTTGACCGTGCCGAGATTGCCGAAGTCGTGGTCGACGTCGACCGACTGCGTCACCCGATCCCCTACCAGCATGTTCGTGTTCGCCACGTTGCCCTCCTCACTCTTCGATCCGGGCCGGCGCCTTGTTGCTGCCGCGGCACTTTCGAGTCGACGAGTACCGGGCGTAGAACCCGTACCCACCGCGGTCAGGCTCGTCGTGACTCGGGACCTTGCCGCGCTTCACCTCGAGCGCCGCGCCACAGACCTTGCAGATCCCGACCGGCGGCACCTCGGTCTCGACCGAGCCCTCGGGAGCCGGCCGCGCCGTGATGTAGAGGTAACCGTAGCTCGCGTTCGTGGAGCACGTGAACTCTACCCCGCCGATGACGACCGCTTCGACGTCAGCCCTCGAGGGTTCGAACCGGTCCTTGGCCCAGCGGATGAACTTCCGGAGCGGTCCCGCGTTCATCTTCTCGCGGAATGCCTTGCGATCCTCCTCGGTGCCGACCATGTCCTGACGGTCCGGCAGGAGATCGACGACGAGCCCCGTGTAGATGGCGCGTGCGCCCCACAGCACCGGCGCCTCGACCCCGGCGCTCTTCAACCCGAATGCCAACTCGCTCGACTTCATTTGCTCTCCTCCTCCGTTAGCGAACCGTCATCGGCTTCATCGCCGTCTCATCCGGCGACGCCGGGAACAACAGACAACCGAGCAGCAACCCCAGAACCAGAACCATCGCGCTCATCGTGACCTCCCTTCGATTGTCATCGTCTCATTCTCTCGTACGCTTGTCAAGAGAATTCGACGGTCACTCCGCCGAGCCGGCGTCGACCGTGCAGCCGCACCGGGCGCACTTGACCGACCAGTAGCTCTTGACCCAGGCCATGCCGCGGAGCACCCAGGTCGTGAAGCACGTCGCCTCCGCGCAGCCGCAGCGCTCGCACTCCCCGATCTCGCAGCTCGCCTCCGTCACCCTCGTCGTTCTCTCTGGCATCGTGACCTCCTTCACTTCTTCGTGAGCCCCAACTCGTACGCGAGATCCTCGAGAGTGTCGCCGTACTCGGTCGGCTTCCCCGGCGCTTCGGCTTTCCAGGCCCAGCGCGACTCTGGGAGACACCACTTGTGGCGCCCGACCTTGTAGACCGTGCCGTCCGGCCCGGTCGCCTCGTACTTCGGACCGTAGTCGAGACCGGGGACGAACCCCGGCAGCTTCCGAAACAGTGCCATCATCGCCTTCGTCATCGCCGTCCCTCCTACTTCAACCCGAGTCGCTTGGCCGCTTTCGCGAGCGTCGTCAGGCGATGCCCGCCGCGGAAGCAGCGAAAGACCTTGCCGTCGTTCCGAACGAAGAACCGCGCTCGCGCGCGACCCTTGCCGGTCGAGAGCAGCACCCCGCCAGTCAACCAGTCGTTGATGTCGATGCCTTCCCCGTGATGCCGCGCCAGGCTCGCCGCCATCAGCAACTTTCCGGCCCCCGTCCTGCTCGTCAGTGCCAGTGCCATGACCGCCGCTCCTTTCACCCTACGATCGGAGTGTCTCATTCTCCCTTCCGACTGTCAAGAGAATTCGACAGGTCCCGCTAGACCTTGAACTTCTTGTCGGCCCGGACTCGAGCCTCGGCGCCGTTCGGGAGAGTGAAGACGTTCGCCGGGTGACACACGAGGTGGTAGCGGTGCTCCTTGCTGTGCTCGTCGTACAGTGTCGCGTGCTCGTGCTCACACTCGGGGTCGATGCACTCCCCGCCTGCGACATCCGGCAGCTCCACCGTGCCGACGCTCCGCTTGGCGCCTTTCCAGGGGTTCCCGGGAGCCGGCGGCTTGACCGCCCGCTCGCGCTCGAGCTTCTTCAGACGCGCGATCTCGACCATCGCCGCCGTATCTTTGAAGCCGAGATCCTCCGCCGTGCAGTTCTTACGCAACCCGCACCCGCAGGCGCAGGTCTTACCGTGCTGATGCTGCTCGGTCTCGTGCCGGGGCAACCCGCCCGGATGGTACAACGTGAACAAACTGAATGCCGCCATGACCCCTCCTCGGCTCACGCCCACGCGCAAGCCAAAAATGTCGTTCGCTCCCCCGTGAGAACCGCGCGCCAGCAACGCCAGTAGCAGCGCCACCCGAATCCTCGCACGATCGCCGTGGCGTCCGTGACGAGGTGCCGGGTCGTGATCACTCCTGAAAGCATCGCGGGCTCCTTCCCACGATCAGAGTGTCTCATTCTCAGGTACGGTTGTCAAGAGAATACGACGGGGGTCAGCCCTTCTTCTTGATCACGTGCCGCCGGTAGCAGTCCGACCCGATCGGCCAGTAGCCCATGTACCCGCCGTCGTTCCCGTCGCTGTCGTGGTCACCCCACTCGGCGCCGCCGCGGATGACGACCGCGGTGTGCGGCCAGGGATCGAGCACGGGCTTGCCGCAGATCGCGCACGGGGTCGCCGCACTGTGAGCGCCCTCGAAATTCTTGTGGTAGCGCTTCCCGCTGAACGGCTTCACCTTGAACTTCGGAGAAGCCTTGTCGCACGTCTTGCACATCACCGACCCCCTTCCGGCACCAGCTCGATGTTGTCGCTGTTCGAACCCTTGGTGATCACGTACCCGCGACCGTCGACGACGAGCACGTCGCCGAGCTTCGCGTCGATGACGTTGCCGGCGGCGCGCTCGCGCGCGATCTCCGCCCCGGTCCCGCCATAGTTGTCGATGACCGAGCAGAGCGGGAACGCGTACGCCCACGGTCCCGGCACGAGCGGCCCCTGGTGCTCCTGCCGGCCCGACTCGCCTTCGCGTACGCACCCGACCGCGAACGCCGACACCGAGTAGCCGGCGACCTTCACGCGCGTGTAGTCGAACGGTCGCGCCTTATCGTTGTAGAGCTTCCGAACCATCACTCGCATGCTGCCTCCTCCTTCGCAGTTCTCGCCTCGACCTTTTCGAGCGCCGCCTCGAGCGCCTTGAGCTTCGCCTCGGCTTCGCGCAGCATCGTCTTCGACGACTCCGCGAGAATGGCGACGAGCGCTCCGCCGGCGCACGTGCGCTGTTTCTTGATCAGCCGCCGGCTCTCGGCGACCACCTTGCGCCACTCGGCTACGCGCTCGCGCGCCGCCGCCACCTCACCGCACGTCTTGCACTCACAGCTCATCCCGCACCTCCTCACCCGCAGGGGTTCCGATTCCACCATCGTTCGATCTTCGCCGCGCGCCGCCATGCCGCGTCGAACTCCTCGCGGAGCAACCGCTTCGCTTCCGCGTACCCGGGAGCGCTCGGGCTCAGACTCATCAGCCGATCGCGGAGGGATTCGCGGGCCCGCCGCGCCTCCTCCCTTTCAGCTAACGTGTACTTCGCAGGCACCGCCGACCTCCTTCCTACACCCGGAGTGTCTCATTCTCAGGTACGGTTGTCAAGAGAATTCGACCTCGTCGGCAGGGGACACCCAGACCACCCGGAACCCGCGCGCGTGCGCCCACCGCATGACCTCGGCGCGTGCGGTCGGGATCCGCAAGAACACCCGGCGCCCCTCGCTCAGCGCGTACCCGACCCACCGACCGCCCGACCGCTCGACATAGAGCTTATCCATCACACCCTCTCCTTCCGCGGCGTCCCCGCCTTGGTGAGCGTGGCCTGGTAGTCGAGCGCCTTCCGCAGGTTGGCCGCCTTCTCCTCGGCACCCCAGCCGCGCTCGACCGGCGACCCGTGGCCGCAGACTTTCGTGCTCCGCCCGAGCTTCTCGTGCTCGGTCGTGATGTCCCGGAGGTCGGCCGGCGTCACCACCGTGAACACGTCCCCGACCTGGGAGGTCCCGCCGCCGCAGCACCGGCTCGGGGTCACGACCTCGACCACCCGAGCGAAGTATTCGAAGGGCTGGCAGCCCATCGTCATCCCGCCCACCCGGATGAGGTCGCCCACCTTGACTTCGTCGGCCCGGCACTTGCGCAGGTTGCGCAGGAACTCGGCCGCCGCGCGACCCCGCCGGGTCAGGCGAACGCCTTTGCCGTGGCAGTCGAAGCACTTGCCGCCGTAGACCGACGTCGGGCCGTAGCGCCCATCGCCCCCGCAGCGCCCGCAGGGCTCGCGTTCGAACTTGTCCGGGCTGTTGACCACCTCGACCACGACCGCCTCCTTCGGGCTCCCGCCCCGCTAGATCTTCTCGATCTCGACCACCTCGTACCGTGCCACCCGGCGGCTGGTGTAGCTCCCGAGCTTCAGCTCCGAGAGCGACAGCCCCATCGTGCCGCAGTGCGTCTTGTCGGCGACCACGTACCAGCCGCCGCCGTACCCGAGCGCCTTGACCTCGAGCACCTTGACACTCCGGCGACCGCGGCCGGCGCCGCTCGAGGCGTAAACCGGCAACCGCTCGACCGTCACCCGGACCGTGTCACCTACCGCCAGCGTCATCATCCCGGGCTCCTTTCCCTACGCTCAGAGGGTCTCATTCTCCTGTCCGTTTGTCAAGAAGAATGTCGGGGGTATCTGGAATTTTATGACGCACCGCGTCAGAGGGCTTCACCGGCGCGTGTTCGGGAGCGAGGGGGGGTGTGTTTTCGGCCGGCGGCCGGGGGGCCCGGGGGGAGGGTAGCCCCCCCCTATGACGCGCGAGTCAGGTGGGATCTGACAGGGGTGTCATAGCGCCCGAGAAGTGTACGTTCTCAGGTGCCAGTCTTGTCCTTGGCTTCGGGCTCGAGGTGCGCCTCGAGCACGCGCGCGCGTGGCGCCTCGCTCGAGAAAAGCCCTTGCGTCTTCGCGCGATCGAGGGCGCGCATTGCTGCCTGCATGCGACGATCTGCCTCCTCTTGCGTGATGTCATCCATGCGATGCACGACCCCGAGGATCTGCGTGGGCTCACCTAGCACGAGACGCTCTGACTCGATGACACCCTGTGCTGCGTCAGTGACCTGCTTCAGTGTCTGCCCCACACGTGCGAGCAGCGACACCAGGCCACGCACCTCCTGCATGGTGAGCTGCCGAGGGTTGCCCTTCTCATCCTTCACAGCCCCGAGGCTCGAGATCGAATCAGCGACAGCGTCGCCGACTTTCGCAGCGCCTGCCGAGATCTTCACCAGGGAGGCGAGCAAGCCCGTCGTCGACGCTCGAGCCAGCCGAACCATTTGCGCCTCGGCGAGCTGCGTCTTCTCGGCGTCGTCGCGCGCGTCCTTGCGCACGCCGGTCGCGACGGCGACCTCCTCGCGCACGAGCGCCGCGCGCTTGTGCGACGACTCCTCCTCGAGCACGGTGCGGATCGGCGAGCGCGCATCGGGGAACGTCGACCAGGCGATCCCCTTCTCCCACGCGCGCCGACAGAAGTGATAGTCGAGCCCGGTCGCTTTGTGGGCGGCATTGATGTTGCCCGGGTCCGTGCGGAATGCGGCGACCAGCGCCTGCCACTGCTCTCTGCTTATATGCCGCTTAGGCATCGACTACTTCCCTTGTGTGTCTCGAATCCTAGACACTGTTTTTCGAGTGTCTCGATTCCGAGACTTGAATTTCGACCGCAACACCGACCCCTTGGCCGCAGGTTAATGTTCCGAGGGCGCTTTTTTCGGTTCCAGAGCCTGTTTTCGCCGTTATGTCGCCTTTTGGAGACACTTTTTTCAGTTCGTAAATGTTCGTTGGCATTGGATTATTGTTCTAACGAGAAACCTTAATCCAATCAACCGACTTCATTGCCAAGGCGTAAGACGCGACCACAACGGCAGCCGTGACCGTGGCCACGAACCAAGGACGCTCGTAAACGGGTGGAGTCACTGCTTCCAACTGTTGACGAAGCACCTCGTCAGTCGCTCGAGCCTTGACCGTGTCGATCGCCCGCAGCTGCCGCTCGAGGTCCAGGTCGACTCGAGCAAGCGCTCGAGCGTGCTCGACCTCGAGCCCGATCCTGGCGTCGCAGAACTGCGCCTTGAGCCCGAGGTCGACGGCGAGCGCCGGCGTGAGCAGCTGCCCGGCGAACGGAGCCGCCACCCCTTGCGTGAGCGGCGCCGAGCACTTCGACGGGTCGGAAGGGTCACACACAGGCGTGGCCAACACGAGAACGGTGATCAGCGACAGCATGCTTTTCCCCTTCCGTGCGCTCACCAGCTCACCGGAGCGCGTTTTTCAGCGCGAGTTGACGTCCGGATGACACCCCGCTCGTTTGCGGAGCGTGGCGACCCCGCCAAAGCTCAAAAAGGCGGCTTCTTGTCGTTCGGCTTCGGTGTGCCGCCGGCTCGCACCAGGAACTGAGCCAGTGCTACCGGGTCGTTGCGCAGCTCGTCAGCCTTGCGCTTCTGCTCGACGTCGAGCGCGATGATCTCGCTCCGGTAGGTCGCCTCGACCTGCTCACGAGCCCGCTCAGCGCCGAGCAGCTCTTGAGCCCGGCGAGCTTCGGCCTTGGCACCGATCGAGTCAAGCTCGAGCCGCACGCGCGCAGCGACATCCGCCGGCGACACACGACGCGACCAGATCGCGACGAGCACGAGCCCGACCGCGAGCACGACGAGGTACCAGCGATCGACGAGCCAGTGCAGCGCTCGCTTCACGGGGCGCCGCCGTCCGGCGGCGTCGCCGGCAGCTCGAGCCGCGAGTCCTTGCCGAGCACCGACTGCACGCCGATCTTGTGCGACTGCCCGACCACGAACCCGAGGATGATGCCGAGCAGAATCGTGTCGGCGAGCGACGCAGTCACGTCACGCAACCCGGGGATCCACACGCCGATCGAGCACAGCACAATCGCGAGCACCGGCTCAGCCCGAACCCACGCCTGCGACTTGAAGACCTTCTCGGGGATGAGTCGACGCGTGGTCTGAATCAGAGCCCACGTCGCCGCCATGAGCGCGACGTTTGCCTTGGTGAGAATCAGGTCCGTGAGCACACCGGCGATGCTCGAGCCGAGGTCGCCGGCGGTCTCCGGCGGAGCGACCGGCGTCGCCGGCAGAGCCGCAGGGTCGAGGTTGCCTTGCGCGAGAGCGCCGACAGCGAACACGAGCACCGCGAGCGCGAGCACCGTCCAGACCATGAATCGTTTCATGCCGCATTCACTACGCGAGCGCGAGCCACGCGTCAAGATCTCGATGCGCGCACCGAGCCCGCTCGAGCCGAGCCCGCTCGAGCCGCAGCTCGAGCCGAGCCCTTGGGCGCATACCGAATCTTCGGCGCGAAGAACTCTCCTCGAGCCGCGAGCCGAGCGACGGGATCGGGCAACCCAACGCGCACCGCGGCGAGCGTGCCGCCAGGCGCGGCTTCCCTCTCCCGGAACAGCATCGACGCGAACTTCACGCGAGCCACCTCGAGCGCGAAGAGCGCGTCGACCGCCGGCACCGAGCCGAGGCGGCGAGATTGCCACTCCGAGATGAACCAGACTCCCCACCGAATTGGCTGCATCGACCGAATCATCGGCTCACCCCACCGAAAGTTGCGTCCCGAAACCCTTGTTTGCTGGCACACCCCGGCACATTCGCCCCAAGACAAGATTTCGTTCGCCGAGTCGCGGGGTTAGCCCGGAAAACGCTGTCACACGTTATCTACTCTAAAGAGTTTTTTCTTATACACATATTCGTGATTTCACGAGAATGTTTTTTTCCAGTACAAATCCAAACGACTTTTTCTGTGACACCCAAAAACCCTTCCAAAAAACCGAATCCATTGCACTTTTTTTCGGAAACCCCTCAAAAACGCCCGTGTGCCGACCTGTGCCGACACGCTTGGCACACCAAAAACAATTCCCAGAAAATGCCCGCGAACATTCTCACGAATGCTGTCACACGCGACACACTCAAACGAGAACATTTCACACGCTCCTGAACATTCTTATTTGCGTGTGCCGCTGAGTCAGTGTCTACGCCAATCGCGCGTGGTCACGTCATCGATCTCTAGCAGCGCGCCGCAGCGTCCACCTCGAGCGGGCGATGACCTCCGACCCGATCGGGCCGAGGTCGACCTCGACCTGGCAGCGCACGAACGACCGAATCGACACGTCGAGCCGCCGAGGCTCGTCCGGCTCGAGCGTGAGTCGCACCCGCGGCATCACCGCGAAGCGCACCTCGCGCGCGCCGTCGAAGTCGCTCGACCAGAACTGCACGCCGGCTTTGGTGATGAAGAGCGACTCGGTCATCGCTTCCACTCCTCCTTCGCCTTCTCGGTCCACCCACCGTCATCAGTCCAGTAGCCCTCGCGCCGCATGCGCTGCCAATACTCTCGGCAGTCGTCGCACGGCTCCCCGCGCTCCGGCGGGCACGGTCGACCGCAGTTTGGGGATTGCTCCGCCTCTTCGTCGGGCGCGTCACCGCGCGGGATAGGCATTGCCCCGCCTTTTCTCGAGCAGCGCTCGCAGCCGGATACACTTCGGCGTCACGCACAGACCGTTGTCGGCAGGACACCAGCACAACCCTTGTTTCAAAACCAGGGAGTCCCACCCCGCGGCGTCGTGCAGTGCCTCCTCTAGCACGCGTCGACGCTCGACCACGCGCCTCGCCGCGTCGAGCGTCGTCTCGTCTTCGCCAGCCTCGAGCGCCGCGCGCACGAGCACGAGCGCACCGAGCCCGAGAGGTCGGTCTGCCTTCGCCCCCTCGAGCAAGAGCGCCATGTCGGCGTTGTCCTTCTTCAGCCGCGCGATCGCCGCCACGAGCGCCGAGTGTGCGCCGTCCGACCCTACCAGCCGGTGCGCCTCGACGATCTCGCGCGTCAGCCGCTCACGCTCACGGTTAGCGACCTCGAGTGATGCCTTGAGGTCGCGCACCTCACCCTTGAGACACGTCGGGCACTCGACGTGCATCGAGTTGCCGCAGTCGGGACACTGACCTGCCATAGCTCACGCCCCCTTCTTGTTCTTCAAGAGCACGTCGAGGATCTCAGCCGCCGGCCCGACCCCAACCTGCGCAGGTCGCCAGCTGCCGGCGGGACCTTTGAGCGACAGGTCGTCGTCGGCGGGGTTGCGTCGCAGCACCTCGAGCATGATGTCGACCTTCGCGTGCAGGTCGTCGAGCGTGAGGTTGTTGATCAGCTGGTAGTGCCACCCGCACCAGCGCTCGAGCGCGGTCTCGCTCGCGTGCTGCCCGGTCGCGATCGAGGGCGCGTCAGGCCGCTCGATGCGTACGAGCTTCCCGCCCCACTCGTGAATCGCCTCGCACTCATTCGGGAAGCGGCAGTCGCTCACGACCCAATCGGCGTCGACCGTCTCCGGGCTCGCCGGGTCGCGGATCTCTCGCTCGAGCGCCTTGATCCACACGTCGTCGCGGTACCCGCGCCGCAGACACTCGGTGCCGACCTTCTGAAGGATGTTGCGGGGCGTGTCATCCCAGAAGGGATCGAGTCGATCCTTCTGGTCGCCGTAGACCTGCGACTCTGTGAGCCCGAAGATCTCGACGCACGCGCGCTTGAGCGCATCGGCGAACGCGACCTCGATGAAGCCGTGCCGACGCACGAGCCAGCTCGCGACCTCGCCCTTGCCCGTCCGCGCCTTGAAGCCCAAGCCGATGATCATGGTCTCTCCTTCAAATCGTTCGCAGTCACGCGACGCGCGACCTCTGCCTTCGATAGCCACTTGCGCTCGACGTCCGTGTGCCGCGACCAACCCGTGTGACCACACTCGAGACACCGGTACTCGTAGCGCACGTGCGCCACACGACGACCGCCACAGCTGCGTTGCGCGCCCGTCAACTGGCGCACCCGACCTGTCGCTTCGTATTCGAAGCCGTACCTCGAGCCATGACCGCCGAGCTTGCGACACCGTGCGCAACGGAAATGAACGGGTCGACCTGTGCCTGTCGAGCCTGGCATCACTGCCTCCACCAAAGGTAGTAGGGACGCTCGCGCAGCATCGCCGTGATCTCCGCGTCCGTGTACCCATTCGCGCGGTACGCTTCGCGCTCCCACTTCGCGCGCCAAGGGTTCACGCCGAACGGCAGCGCGAGCAGGTATAGAAGGTGCCACACGAGCAACCCGACCCCGATCCCGTAGAGCGCCCACCGGCGTTGCTGCGCGCAGTGCACGCGCTCGTGTGTGAGGATGACCTCGCGAGCGCGCGCGGGCACGAATGGCGAGATGAAGACGAATGGCCAGACCGTGATCGCCGCAGCGCCAACGTACTCGACCAGGCTTGACTCGACGACGCGCATGCCCCACCTCTATCTGGCACAGTAGTATTTTCCGGTTGACTTGTCAACAGATTATTGATAGGCTCGTTTGGCAACCTTGAAGGAGGAGACGATGGGCAACAGGAACAACGTCGGGCACCCGCGCTGCGAGGCTCACTACCCACCGGCGGGAGCCTGCGAGAAGTCGCGCGTGCGCTGCAAGAAGAAGGCGCTGCCAGGCAAGAGCTACTGCCGTGACTGCGACCCGCAGCGCGCCGACGAGCACTACGTCGCTCTGATGAAGGCGCGGTCGAATCGCGCGGTGCGTCCGTCGAAGAAGGAACGCAGGAAGCTCGAGAAGCGTCGGGCGGCGCTATCGGCGTGACTCGCGCCGAACTCGAGCGGCTCTTCGTCAACTGTGGGCGACCCGACACGCTTGTGACGATCGACGTGCTGCTCGACATCCTCGAGAAGACGCACGTGCTCGAGCGTCCGAAGGCGGGCCAGACGCGAGAGCCGATCTGCCCGCGCTGCAACAAGATGCGGTCGGGGTGGCCTGACGACTGGCGTTGGAGCACGGCGTGCGGTGGCTACATTTGCGGTTTGTGTGTCGTGATGACTGAGAGGGGCGGATGAAAGCTCTAACGCTCCTGCGACCGTGGTCGAACGCGATCATCCGGTTCGGCAAGGACGTCGAGAATCGCACGTGGGCTCCGGCGTCCGTGATCCTCGGTCAGCGCATCGCGATACACAGTGGGCGCGAGGTCGACGAGCGCGGCGTCGGGTTCGTCATGGCGCTACTTCGCGGTGACAAGCTCGCGAGCGCGATGCACACCGACGATCTGCTCGGGCCGCCGATGAGCATCATCGGCACGGTGAAGCTCGTCGGGGTCGTGCGTCAAAGCTCGAGCCCCTGGTTCTCGGGACCGATCGGCTGGCAGCTCGCCGACCCGCGCCCGTTGCGCGAGCCTCTGTTCTGCCGCGGGATGCAGCGGTTGTGGACCGTGCCACCCGAGATCGAGGAGATCATCCGTGAGTCGCTGTGACTCGTGCGGTGCGGACGAGGGCGCCGTGTACCTCTTCAACATAGAGGGTGATCGACTCTGCGGCACGTGCTGCGCGTCGTTCTTGCGCAGCGCTCGCATGATCACCGCCAGGCAAGCGGTCGACGAGGGTCTCTGGTTTCAAGTCGAGACCGCTACCGAGGCGTATCTGCAAGAGGCGCTGCGCAAGCTGCACCTCGCCGTCGCAAAAGATCGTCCGGTGTCGAATTCTGGCACGCGACGCCACAAAAAGGCTTGACGCCGTGATCTGGCTTGCGTACAACCGTCAGCCAATGCACTACCGTAATCGAACAAGTTAGGCTGGCAGGGGGGCGACGCGCGGGTCGCGTGACCGGATCCCTCGCCGTAGTGGCGATGCGGGACCGCGTCTCGTGCATTGGCGCGGTTCCGCGTCGCCCTTCTGTCGTACGAGCGCGACATGCCGACAACCGCCCCTCGCGATCTCTCGTTCACCTACTACGCCAACATCTACGACTCGACCGGAGGGCAACCCTACACGTTGCCGTGGGACAAATGGCGCGAGGGTTTGTCGAAGCACGTCGTGAGGGGTTCGCCGGCGGATAGCGACAGCAAGGACGCGCTCGAGGTCGCGAAGGTCGGGCCGGCAATCGTGCTCGCCGACATCGTCGCCGGGCAGCCTCGCAAGATCGCGAGTGTCGTCGCCGTGCACGCGATGAGCCTCGACATCGAGAACGTCGACGACGAGGAGATCAAGCGGGTGTTGCAGGGCCCGCTCGCACCTTACGAATGGTTCGCGCACACGACGCACAAGCATGGCGCGCGCTGCCTCGGCGGCGCTACCCGGCTCCGAGTCATCATCCCGCTCGCCGCTCCGATCCTCCCCGCCAATTTCAAACCGGCGTGGGCCGGGCTGAACACACTCGCCGGCGGCATCAACGATCCGCAGACAAAGGACGCGAGTCGAGCGCTCTACCTGCCGTCGACGTTCGACCTGACAGTCGCCTGGTCGCTGCACCATCCGGGGCAGTGGCTCTCGCCCGACGAGATCCTCGAGTCGGGGCAGTCGGCTGAGCTATCGGGACGAGCCGACGACGACGCAGTGCGATCGATGCGCCGGCGCATGAAGCGCATCGAGAACGCCGACCCGGTCAAGGACATCGCCAAGGCGGTGCTCGAGGGTCTGCCTCTCGCGAGCGCCGGCGGCAGGCACGAAGCGATTCGCGACCTCACTTGGTGGATGGCGGGACGCGACGACAGCCTCTCCGACAAAGCGCTCGAGCTGCTCTTCACACCGTCCGTCATGGCGATGAAGGCATCGGACGCAAGCGCGCCCGGTCTGTCCGACGTCGCCACGTGCTACCACGGTGCGTGCACCCGCATCAAAGAAACGGCGGAGCAAGCGGCGCGACAGCGGCAGCAACAGGAAGCGCAGCCGGGCGAGACACCCTACGACGAAGACGACCTGGCGCGCATCGCCGCCGCGCAAGGCTGGCAGGCTGCCGAGTTGCGCAGGCGTTGGCTCATTCAAAAGGACACGACGTTCTACTTGCTCGACAAGCTCGGAGCCTACCGCGGACCGTTCGCGCAGTCAGAGGCGCGCATCAACGCGCTCGACTACTTCGCGTGCGCGCCCGTCGTGCTTTTCGAGCCGACAGAGAACGGCTACCGTCGCCGCAACATAATGGAGATCGCCGAAGACAACGGCAGCGGCGCGAGCGAGATCGTCGCCGACTTGTGCGAGCAGTATTCGACCTTCGAAGCGCCGACCGGCGTGTTCCGCGAGGCGGTGCGACCGCGGCGCGTGCTCGAGCCGACCTACAACCCGGAGATCGACGCGTGGCTGCGAGTGTTCGCCGGGCCGCAGTACGAGAAGCTCTGCGATTGGCTCGCGTGCGCGCCCGACCTGTCGAAGCTCTTGTGTGCGCTCTACATCGCCGGGCACCCGGGCGCAGGCAAGACGCTGCTCGCTCACGGGCTCGCTCGGATCTGGCACAAGGGACCGCCGGCAGAACTCGACCGCATCCTCACCGACTTCAACGAAGACCTCGTGCAATGCCCGCTCATCCTCGGCGACGAGGCGTTGCCGAAGCAGTGGAAGGGCACGCCGATCACGACGAAGCTCCGCTCAATCGTCTCGACGACGTCGCGAGCGCTCTCGAGAAAGTACCGGGCACCGGCGACGCTTCAAGGCTCGATCCGTCTCATCCTGACAGCGAACAACGAATTCCTGCTCGACAGTCGCGAGGTCAGCTCGAGCCAGGATCTCGAGGCGATCGCGAAGCGGTTCATGTATATCGAAGCGCCGGCCGAAGCCGCTGGGCACCTCAATCCCGACATCGCCGACACGGTGTGGCTCGGGCAGGACGCGATCGCGAAGCACGCTCTGTGGCTCATGGTGAATCGGCAGGTCAAGCGGGGTCAGCGCTTTTGGGTGGAGGGCGAGACCAGCGACATGCACCTCATGCTGGTGTGCGGCTCACGCTGGAACGGGCTCGTCGTCGAATGGCTCGCGCGCTACCTGATCAACCCGCAGCCGTACGAGTCGCGAGGCGAGCTGCTCATCCGCCGCGGCGAGGGGCAGCTGCTCGTGAACGACAACGCGATCCTCGACGCGTGGAAGCTCTACCTGCCGAACTGCCAGCTCGAGCCTGAGACGGCGAAGATCGGGGCAGCTCTGCGCGCCCTTTCAGGCAAGGAGACGGTGCAGGGGCGAGTCGGTGAGAAGGGGCGTCGCGTGCGCTACCGCATCGTGAACGTCGACATCGTCGCCGCATGGGCCGATCGCGCCAATATGGCCGACCGCGAGACCATCCTCGCTGCCGTGGGTGTCCTACCGGACCGGCAACCTGGGGACGATGCCGGGCAGACCGCGCTCCGGCTCGTGAAGTAACCGAACGCAACAGAAAATACTTGACGCCGATACTGTGTTCGTGGCATAGAGTGACAGACCGGACAACGACTAGACCAAGGCCAATACCGTGTTGAAGACTGACGACCAGACTGTCGCGCTCGAGGCTCTCGACTCCGGCCAGAACGTGTTTCTCACCGGTGCCGGCGGTTGCGGCAAGACGTACACGACGAAGCAGTGGATCGAGCAGACCGGACGAAAGGTCGCGGTGACTGCCACGACCGGTGTCGCCGCTTTGAACCTCGGCGGCGAGACGATTCATCGCTTCTCCGGTATCGGCATCACACCGCGGCCGGAGCTAGCTCCCGGTGTGATCTCTCAGTGGAACCGACGCCGGTTCGGCAAGTGGCGCGACCGCGACCGCTGGGACGTGCTTCAGAGCGTCGACACGATCATCATCGACGAGGTGTCGATGCTCCGGCGCGACCAGCTCGAGCTGATCGACAAGGTGCTCCGCGGGGTGCGCGACAAAGACGCGCCGTTCGGCGGGGTGCAAATGGTGTGCGTCGGCGACTTCTTTCAGCTGCCGCCGGTCGTCACGTCAATGGATGCGTCGACGTTCCCCGACCTCGTGCGCCCGTTCTGCTTTCAGTCGAAGATCTGGGACGGGTTCGCCGACATCGAACTGACTCGGAACTGGCGCCAGTCCGACAATCACTTCAAAAGCATCCTTGAGTCGATTCGCTACGGGCATATCACGCCCGAGGTGCGCGACGCGCTCGAGGCGGCGCGCGAGAACACGCCCGACATGAACGTCGTGCCGATGCGGCTGTTCCCGTTCCGGCGCGACGTCGACGCCGAGAATCACGCGCAGCTCTCCGCTCTGCCGGGCAGCTATCGCGAGTCGATCGCTGAATTCTCGGGCTCTCCGGGGTGGGGCGAAGCGCTGAAGCGCGAGTCGCCGGCCGACGAGGTGCTGCTCTTGAAGGAGGGCGCACAGGTGATGATGCTCGTGAACGACTGCGAGAACGGGCAGTGGGTGAACGGGTCGATGGGTATCGTGCGCTCGATCGAGTCGGGCTCGGTGACGGTCGACCTCGCCAACGGCAACACGGTCGTCGTCGGCAAGCACACGTGGGAGAAGAACGAACAGGTGCTCGACGGCGACGAGCTTGTCACGAAGATGCTCGCCGGGCTCACACAGTACCCGCTCAAGCTCGCGTGGGCTTCGACGATTCACAAGTGTCAGGGGCTCACGCTCGACACGATCGAGACCGACCTCGCCGGGTGCTTCACGCACGGGCAAGCCTACGTCGCGTTGTCGCGGGTCAAGACGCTCAAGGGGCTCGTGCTCCGCGGCTGGTCTGAGGAGACGATCCGCGCGTCAGCCGACGTCGTGCGGTTCTACGGGGAGCGACAATGACAGGCTACCGGTGTGTCATGGCTGATCCCCCCTGGTTTGAGACCGGTGGGGGCAAGATCAAGCGAGGTGCGGATCGACACTACGGTCTGATGAAGCACCCCGAGATCCTCACGCTCATGCACTCGGTGCTCGACGGCAAGCTCGACGAGAGCTGTCACCTCTGGCTTTGGGCGACCGACAACCATCTTCTCGAGGCGATCTACGTGATGCAGGGGCTCGGGTTCCGGCTCATCCGCACAATGTGTTGGGTGAAGATGCGCGAGGGCAAGTTGCAGATCGGGCTCGGGCAGTACATGCGCGGCTCGCACGAGTCGTGCCTCTTCGGGGTTCGCGGGCCGACGTGCAAGCCTCCGACCTCGCAGCGGCAGCCGTCCGTCGTGCTCGCGGCGCGTCGACTGCACTCGCAGAAGCCTGACGAAGCCTATCGGGCGATCGAGTCGACGTCGCCTGGCCCACGGCTCGAGATGTTCGCGCGCTACGAGCGCCCGGGGTGGGACCGCTGGGGCAATGAGGCGCCGACATGAGCGGGCCCGAGATCTGGCTTTCCCCGTCGCAAGTCGCGACGAAGCGCCGGTGCTTTCGATGCTGGGGGTATCAGTACATCCTCGGGTTCAAGCCGCCGCAGACCGGCGACCAGCAATTCGGCATCGACGGGCACCTCATCGTGCAGAGGTATCTCGGGCAGGGGATCCAACCGCCGAACGACGACGTCGGCAGGACCGCGCTGCAAGGCATCGAGCGCGGCTTCCTGCCGGCGCCCGGTCCGGGGCTGCACCTCGAGCACAAGATCAAGGCGCAGATGGCGCAGGGGTTCGTGCTGAACGGGGTCGTCGACCTCATCAATGCTCGCGACCCTATCCTGCACGTGCTCGACCACAAATTCGTGAAGAGCCTGAAGTACGCGAAGGAGCCGGCCGACGCGCTCGACGACCCGCAGAGCGTCATCTACTGCGCCGTCGCGCTGTCGATGCGACCGGCAGCTGAGATCGACTGGTCGTGGGTGTACTACGCAGCGAAGGGCAAGGAGCGACCGCGCATCCCTTGCGGCGCGCGCAAGGTCACGCGTCGAATGACGCCGGCCGACCTCGAGCCCGGATGGCAGAAGGTGCTCGCCGACTGCAAGGAGATGGTCGACGCGAAGCGCGCGGGCACGCGACCCGAAGAGCTGCCGCACAACCCGCTCGCGTGCGACGACTACAACGGTTGTCCGTGGCGCGAGATCTGCCCGGTCGACCACGGCAAGCGGCTGAGCATGATGATCGCCTCCGCGCCGATGCCGGGCGAAAACATCTTGACACACAGTGCCAGTATATCATACAACCCGGGCTCGAGCCAGCCCGATCACGAGGAGGATGACGTGGGACTACTTGACGATCTGAAAGCAGGCATGCCGCAGGCACCGCAACCGGCCGCCGCACCGCAGTCGATGCCGGCAGGGCTTCCGGGCCCGGGGACTGTGAATCCGCCCGAAGGTCCGACGACAGCCGCCGCACCGGTTCCGCAGCCGGCGCAGACCACGGCACAGATCCCGCTCTTCAACGGGCAGACTGCCGCACCGCCGTCGCCGCAAGTTCTCGCCGGACAGCCGACGATGTTCCAGAGCATGCCGATCGCATCGCCGCCGGTCGCACCCGCAGCCTACATCCCGCCGCCGGCGCCGCAGCCTGCCCCGCCGCCCCCGGCGCCGCCGCAGCAAGTCGTGCTCGCGATCGGCACGCCGATGCCGCCCTCGATCCCGAGTCGCAGCGGTCAACCGTTGCACGGTTTCATTGTGCTCATCGACTGCCTCAAGGCCAAAGGCGAGCAAGGCACGCAGCTGATCGACGCACTCAAGCCGATCTGCCAATGGCTCGAGCAACAGTACAAGGTCGGGCACTGGTCGGCGATCTCCTACAACCCGCACGGGGCTCCGGGCTCGGCGTTCTTGGCGAAGGCGTTCGACGACTGGTGCCAGGGCACGAAGCCGACCGGCACCATGCTCGTCGACTCGTCGACGGCGGAGGCGCGCGCGGTCATGGAGGTGCTGCTCTCGCGAGCCGACGTCGTGATCCGAGGCATTCGCTAGGTCAAGGATGCTCGCACCGATGACACAAGGACCCCTGCTCGGCATGGATCAACTGATCGCGGATGCGGTCGGCATGACCATCCCGCCGAACAGCAAGCTCGGGAAGCTCATCCGAGAAGGCGGGGTCGTGCGCTCGGTCGAGTTTCGCAGGATCGCCGCCCTCCCCCGGCGCGATTGGGAGAAGGATCCGCAGCTCGAGGAGTTGCGGATCCTTCTGACCCAACATCTTCGCCGGCCGGGCGGGACAATGGAGCTGAAGGCGAACCAGGCTGCCGCTCTCCGGGACCTCGCCGATCACGGCGGGCTCTTCGGGCCGCAAGCGGTCGGGGCGGGCAAGACGTTGATCACGCTGCTCGCTCCGGTCGTGCTGCAAGCTCAGCGACCGTTGCTGCTCGTTCCGGCGAGCGTTCGCGACCAGACACTGCGCAAGGTGATGCCGCAAATGCGTAAGCACTGGCGTTTGCACCCGATGCTCCGGGTCGAGAGCTACACCGCACTCTCGCTCGAGAAGAACGCCAACCTCCTCGAGAACTACGCGCCCGACCTCATCCTCGCCGACGAGTGTCACTGCCTGGCGGGGCGCACGAGCGGGCGCACGAAGCGCGTTCGCCGCTACGTCGACGCGCACCCCGAGACGCGGTTCCTGGCAGTGTCGGGCACGGTCGCGAATCGCACGCTGCTCGCCTATGCCGAGATCGTCTACTGGTGCCTCAAGGGCAACAGCCCGCTACCGACGAACTGGCAGGAGTTGCAGGACTGGGCTCGAGCGCTCGACGAAGACGTTCCCGAAGACAAGCGGCTGCCGCCGGGCGCGCTCGCGTTGTTCTGCACGGAGCCGGGCGAGACGGTTCGCCACGGGTTCCGCCGGCGACTGTCGGAGACGCAAGGCATCGTCGCGACTCGAGACGGCGAGCTAGGGACGTCGCTTCGCCTGCACAAGCGGGAGATCGACGCGCCGCCGCACGTGCACGCGATGATCGCGAAGCTCCGGCGCGATTGGGAGACGCCGAACGGCGACCTCATCGTCGAAGCGGTCGAGGTCTGGCGTCACGCTCGAGAGTTGGCGCTCGGGTTCTGGTACCGGTGGGATCCGCCGGCTCCGCACGATTGGATGGAAGCGCGCAAGGCGTGGAATCAGCACGTGCGCGAGACGCTCAAGAACAACCGCCGCGGGCTCGACACTCCGCTACAGGTGTGGATGGAATGCGAGCGCAACCCGGTGCCGCTGAAGGTGTGGCGCGATTGGAAGGAGATCAAGGACTCGTTCGAACCGCGCACCGTCGCGGTCTGGGAGTCGAACTACATGCTCCGCGATGCGGCGGAGTGGCTGCAAGACGGCGAGAACGGCGGGGGCATTGCGTGGGTCGAGCACGTCGTTTTCGGCGAGCGGCTTGCTGCCGTCGCCGGCGTCCCCTACTTCGGCGGGGGCGAGAAGGCGTCGCACGACATCCTCGACGCGACCGGTCCGTGCGTCGCGTCGATCGCGGCGCACTCGACGGGCAAGAACCTCGTGCAGTGGAATCGCAACCTCGTCACGTGTCCACCGACAGCGGGCAAGACGTGGGAGCAAATGATGGGGCGCACGCACCGGCAGGGGCAGCTCGCCGACGAGGTCGAGAACTGGGTCTATCAACAGACCGACGAATTCCGCGCCGCGTTGTCGCAGGCGATGCGAGACGCGCGCTACTTGCGAGACACGCTCGGCGGAGCGCAGCGACTGCTCTACGCCGACGTGACGTTCGACGTTGAAGAGTAAGAGAACGGCGCGCATTCCGCGAGCCGGTGACTGAGACTACAGAGGAGACTGTCGTGTTTAGAGGAATCGAAAACGCTCAGATGTCGCGAGGTGGTAACTGGATCCAGCCGGGCAAGTTCGTGCTCATGCTCGACTTCCTGAAGGTCCATATCAACACGGTGAAGAACGGGGAGCAGTTCATCGCCGAATTCTTCGTGCTCTACTCGACGAACCCGAACCAGCCGGCCGGGTCGAAGGTGTCGTGGTGCGCCTCGAGCTGGCACCCGAGCGCCGCTGGCAACATCAAAGCCTTCTTTGTGAGCCTGCTCGGGATTCAGCCGCAGCAAGTGACCGAGGCGGGCTGTGCGATGGCAGTGTCGCCGCAGCAACCGATGCAGGGCAAGCTCGTGCTCGCCGAAGCGTACAACAAGAAGACGCAGAAGACGGGCAGCGACTTCACCGCGATCAACTGGGGCAACGCCGACGCGTCGTGGCAACAGCGCGCGGTCGAGCTGGTCAAGACTCTCGGCATCGCTCTGACGCCGAAAGACCAGATCAACCAACCGCCGGCGCAGCCGCAGAGCTTTGGCGGCGGGCAGATGCAGCAACCGTACCCGCAGCAACCGGCCGCGCCGCAAGGCGGTTTCCAGGGGGCGCCGCAAGGCTTCCCGCAACAGCCGTTCCCGCAGCAACAGGCGCAGCCGCAAGGCTTCCCGCAGCAACCGGCTCCGCAGGGCTTCCCGCAGATGGGTCAACCCCTGTCGGGTGGTTTTGGCCCACCGACCGGCTTCCCGCCGGCGGGCGGGCAGGGACCGACACCGTTCTAGGTTTCAGAGTCGGACGGCAACAGACTAGGGCTTGAACAAGGCCCGCGGCGCACGAGGAGCCGTCCCCTCGTGCGCCGCACGGATCGACCAATGGACATCATCGGCATCGACACAGAGACGTTCCGATTCGTCCAAGGCAACATGAGCCCGAAGGTCGTGTGCCTGTCGTGGGCGATGGCCGGCGGGGCGGGCGTGTTCCGCCGGCAGGACGCGTTCGATCGCTTGCGCAAGATTCTCGGCGCCGCGATCGACGGGCAGGCGAAGGTCATCGGGGCGCGTATCTCGTACGACGCGCGCGTGTGCATGCGTACGTTCCCCGAGCTGGCGCCGCTATGGTGGAAAGCGTACGAGGCGGGCAACGTCGAAGACGTCCAGATCCGCGAGAAGCTGCTCGACATCGGCAACGGGGTTCACGGGCAATTCAAAGACTCGAGAGGCTACTCGCTCGCCGCGCTCGCCAAGCAAATCCTGAACGTCGACCTCGACAAGACGACCTGGCGAATGGACTACGGGGCGCTCGACGACCTGCCGCTCGAGCAGTGGCCGGCAGGCGCGCGCGACTACGCGACGACCGACGCCTCGATCCTCCTTCCGATCTGGCACAGCCAGGAAGAACGGGCGGGGCGGATGGGCTACGCGCTCGTCGACGGGCACCGCCAGGCGCGAGCCGACCTCGCGTTGCAGCTCGCCTCCGCTTGGGGCATCCGCACGGATGCCGAGAGGGTGCGCAAGCTGAACGACGACATCGCCAAGAAGCTCGGGGAGCTAGCCGACAAGCTCCGGCGCGAGGGCATCATGCGACCGGACGGGTCGAAGAACGTCAAGGCGATCCGCGACCGCGTCCAGAAGACATACCCGGGCGGCGAGCCGCCTCGCACCGAGGGTGGAGCCGTCTCGACCGGCGGCGAGGTGCTCGAGGAGTGCGACGATCTCGTGCTCGGCATCCTCGCGACCTACAACGGGCTCGAGAAGACGGGCTCGACGTTCGGCGCGAAGCTCTTCGAAGGCACAGTCGGGCCGATTCATTGCGGGTTCGACGTGCTCGGAGCCGACACCGGTCGGATCTCGAGCTTCGACCCCAATCTCACGAACCAGCCGCGCGCGGGCGGAGTGCGCGAGTGCTTCGTCCCGCGGCCAGGGAGCGCGTTCATCGCTTGCGACTTCGACTGTCAGGAGATGCGGACGTGGGCGCAGGCGTGCACCGATCTGGTCGGGCAGTCGACGCTCGCCGAGTCGTTCCGGCGCGACCCCGACTTTGATCCGCACACGCTGTTCGCGTCGAACCGCCTCGGCATCACCTACGAAGAGGGCTTGAAGCGCAAGGCAGCTGACGAAGAGGTGTTGAAGACGGCGCGACAGCGCGCGAAAGCCGCCGACTTCGGGTTCCCGGGCGGCATGGGCGCGAAGACGTTCCGAGCGTACGCGAAGAACTATGGGGTGTACCTCACGCTTCAAGAGGCGGAGAAGGTCAAAGCAGAATTCATGGGGCAGTACCCCGAGGCGCCCGCGTTCTTCAACTGGGTGTCGGCGATGGTGCCGGATGGCGGGACCGTGACCGCGCGCATGGTGCGCAGCGGTCGGTGGCGCGGCAACTGTCGGTTCACGCAGCTCGCCAACATTCAGTTCCAGGGCCCGGCGAGCGACGCGAGCAAGACCGCGATGTTCGAAGTGTCGAAGCGCTGCCACAATGAGCCGGCGTCGGCTCTCTACGGTAGTCGACTGCTCTTGTTCGTGCACGACGAGCTGGTGCTCGAGTCACCGCTCGATCGAGTGCACGAGGCAGCGCTCGAGCTTGAGAATGTCATGGCGCGTTCGCAAGAGTTGTGGACCCCGAACGTGCCGGCTCGAGCGTCGGCGACTGCGATGCTCCGGTGGAGCAAGAAGGCGAAGCGGGTCAAGGGACCGGACGGCAGGCTGATCCCGTGGGATGAGAAAAAATGAGAGTGATGGCATTCGATCCTGGCAAGCTCGCGGTCGGGTGGGCGACCGCTGACGAAAAGGGCATCATGCGGTGCGGGCTCGTGAGCGACAAAACGCAGCCCGGCCTTTTGCGCAAGCTCCGCGACATGCAGCTCGGGGTCGCGACGCAGGGCATCCGCGTCGTGATCGAGGTGCCGCAG